ATGGCAGGAGAAGCACAAGATAATGTATGGCCGTTACCCAGTTTTTATTTTAAGGTAGAATTAGGTAGCCTCGGGGAAATCGCTTTTAAAGAGGTATCTGGTCTGGATATGGAAGCCCAAGTAATTGAGTACCGACATGGTAATAGCCCGGTTTTCTCAAATATCAAGATGCCGGGACTGAAGAAGACGAGCAATGTCAGTCTAAAGAAAGGGGTTTTCAAAGCGGATAACAAATTATTCGATTGGTTTAACAAGATAAAAATGAACACAATACAGCGAGAAGATGTAACAATCAGCTTACTGGATGAAGCAGGAAGCCCTACGATGGTTTGGAAATTATCGAACGCATGGCCGACTAAGGTTACCGGTGTCAGCTTAAAATCCGATGGAAACGAGGCCGCCATCGAAACCTTAGATTTAGCGCATGAAGGATTGACCATAGAAAACGCTTAATGCTAAGGTTTGATCATATTGTCCCTCCTCCGGTAGCGTTTTATTTCAACGTGACTTTCGAAGGATTGATCGAGACCTCTTTCCAAGAGGTCTCGGGATTACAACTTGAAATGGAGACGGAAACGATTAAAGAAGGGGGAGAAAACAGTTTCAGCTATCAGGTGCCTACCCGACGAAAGCACGGTAACCTTGTGTTGAAACGTTCTTTAATGCCTTTGCCTCATGTGCTAGAGACATATGTGGTTAAAGTATTGGAAAATAATGGAAGTGCCCAGATCGTTCCCGTCAATTTAACTATATCATTGCTGGATGCCGGGCATTTTCCCCTAAATAATTGGTCTGTGCTCAATGCTTACCCTGTAAAATGGGACATTAGCGCATTGAATTCCCAAAAGAATGAGTTGGTGATTGAAACATTGGAGATGGCTTATACTAATTTGATCCGTATGTCGATAAGAGATACAGAAGATACGAAAAAAGAACAATTTAAGCAATGGCTATAACTATAAAAGAAATCCAAGTGTCCGCAAAAGTGACACAACAGAAAAAGGAACCCGACCTCCCTCTCTCCCGTGATTTGATACAACAAATCAAAGAGGAGATAATTCGTGAGGCCAAGAAAGATTTGTCTAACCTTTTTTCTTGTAGAAAGGAGCGATAAAACATGAACCAAAAGTTGATCATCGAGGCATATAAATCAATTGAATACAAAGGTGGCGAGAAATTGGGTAATATCACCGTCCAAATCAATCCGGATAGCTATAAGTTAAGCAAATCTACCTCCTATAAGAAAGACGAAAGCATAAAAGAGGATAAGCAACTACCGGAGTATAAACACACCAACCCCTCCACTCTCTCTTTTGATATACACTTCGATGGTACCGGTATTATCCCGACGGGGAAAAAAACCGTGACAGAAAGGATCAAGGATTTGGAGAATATCATTTTTCTACCTAGCGCGGAGATCGATCCACCCAGCCCTTGCTTCCTTAAAGTAATTTGGGGGAGTCTCATTTTCAAGGGGAGATTAACCAGCCTAAATTGGGATTACACCTTATTCTCGCCCAATGGCAATCCTTTACGAGCTAAAGGCTCCTTGTCACTAACAGAGGCGATTAGTAGTAGAGAGACACAAGCAAAAAAGAAAAATCAAAAAGCTGAGGGTAAATTCGTTACTTTTAAACAAGGAGACAGTCTAATCGGGTTATGCGCAAAAGAATATAAAAATTCTGGTTACGCTCCAATGATTGCCTCCATTAATAACCTAATCAGCTTTAGAGATATAAAACCCGGAACTCAATTATGGTTCCCTAAAATATAATGAATATGGATAATTCATTTATAATCAAACTATTCCTAAATGGTAAAGATGTAACGGAGCAATACTCCGTAATCAATGCAAAAATATACAGAGCATGTAATAAGATCGATAAAGCAACGATCTCCATCAGCGCTGATATTATCGACAACAGCCAATTTGAAATACCAGACAACAAAATATTCAATCCGGGTACGGAGCTTAAGTTTCAAGCGGGTCCCTCAGATAAGGTCAGCACCTTATTTGAGGGATGCGTTACAACCCATCAGTTAAAAATCAATAGCGAACAACAAACTCTATTTGTTTTAGAATGTAGGGGGTTCGCATATCCTGCAACCTTTGGACGTAAAAATAATGTATATGAAAATAGTAAAGATGATGCCGTTATCAAGAAGATTCTGGGACAATACGGGCTTTCTGCCAAAGTAGATAGCACCGGTATAGAAATTCCACAACTGGTACAATATTATTGTACAGATTGGGATTTTGTACTCACACGAGCACAAAATAACGGATTAGTCGTTATCACTGACGGTAAACAAGTCAAGGTATGTAAACCGAATGTATCCGCCTCCCCGGTCTTAACCATCACCTATGGAGATAATTTAATCGCTTTCGATGGTTCTATATCCGCTTCCGAGCAATACACAGATACAAAAGCTTGCGCTTGGGACGTGAGCCGTCAACAAATTATCAAAGCCACCGCCAGCAAACCTTCTCTCAATGCCCAAGGCGATATCGCCGCAAAGGATCTATCCGGTCTGGCAAATGAAGTGATGCTTTATCAAACCAACGCTCCCATCGGCGACGCTTCTTTACATGCTTGGGCCGATGCGCAAGCTTTATGGAGCGGTCTGGCACGTTTTCAAGGCTCCATCACAATTTACGGGAATGCGTCTATTATTCCGGGCTGTATTATCAAATTAGAAGGATTAAGCAAACATTATAGTGGAAACGCATTTGTTCAATCAGTAGAACATACACTACAAGGAGGCGAATGGAAGACACAAGTCTATATGGGTTTCAATCCGGTAGTCATTACCGAAGAGCCCGATGTAGTGGCTCCCGCAGCTAGTGGTTTTTTGCCCGGCATACGAGGATTACAAATAGGGATCGTTAAAAAGATCGGAGATAATAAAGATTTCGAGAATTTTATATTAGTCGATATACCCTTGTTACAATGTGAGAAGACGGAGATATGGGCTCGGCCGGTCAGTCCATACGCAAGCAATGGGGTCGGCATGTTATTTCTACCGGAAGTCGATGATGAGGTAGTCCTGCAATTCATCAATGAGGACCCCTGCCACCCTGTGATTATCGGAAGTTTGTACAGTCGCAAACGAAAAACGCCGGTTTCTTTAGATCCAAAAAATAATTTAAAGACAATTGTTACAAAAAACCAGTTGAAAATCACTTTGGACGATGATAAAAAGATTATCACAATAGGGACTCCCGGAGAGAACACGCTCATATTGGATGATGACAAAAAGCAAATTCTGTTATCCGATGCTAATAAGAACAAGGTCTGTATGGATAAAAACGGAATTATGGTAGAATCCGGTAAAGATCTCATATTTAAGGCAAGAGGGAATGTCAAGACAGAAGGAATGGGTATCGAATCCAAGTCTAAGCAAGATACCAAGATAAATGGCTTGAATATCGAGGTTTCCGCACAAATGGGAGTTAAAGTAAAAGGGTCTGCCACCGCCGAAATATCCGCATCCGGCCAAACCGTTGTAAAAGGAGGCGTTGTAATGATTAATTAAATCGAATGATTTATGCAGAACAAAAATAGTTTTTTAGGTAAAGGATGGGCATTCCCCCCAGAATTTAGCCATAATGATAATCCCACCCGCATGTCTAATTATGAAGAAGACATCCGGCAAAGCTTGATCATCCTTCTCTCCACTCGCACAGGGGAGCGAATACATCGTCCGGATTACGGTACGGAACTATATCGTTATCAGTTTGAACAATTAGATCTTACCATGGAGACCATGATTAAAAGCGCTATTGAGAAAGCTGTTCTCTTATACGAGCCTAGAGTCTCGCTTGATCGCATAGAAATTAATAAGGCTTCGATTCAAGATGGCATTCTGATTATCGAACTTTATTATACGATACGTATGAATAATGTCCAACAAGAATTGACCTATCCTATCTATTTTGATTCTAACCGATGAATAAACAATGGAATAAAGATGGATTGACAAGAAAAAAATTGGAGAATGATTTCCGGATACATGAGCCTTTTCAAGTACTCGAGAAAAATCTCTCCAATTTATTGGTTCGTGCCTTTTCGAAATCATCCTTTTTATATCATTACCAATCCTTAGCCATACTCAATGAGATCAAGCAAACAGATACAATCGGGATCGAACAGAGTTTCATTTTGTGGCAAAATGAGAACTCACCGGAAAGTAACAGAGAAATCACCTATCTAAGAAACGCTCTATACCATAAGTTCTCTGATTGGTATCAAAGATTGAATCATCGGATCTTTAGAGATTCCATGTCCGATTTATTTCTGGATATGGAGAAATATAACCAGAGACTTCAGCTAATAACCCTATCCAATCCTAAAACGGTTCGTAGAAGTCTCTACCTATTATTACGTATCCTCCGTAATTTACAAAACAAACGAGAGATTTACATCCAAGAAATCGCTAAAAGCGGAGAGACCGATCCCTCATTAGCTGTTTTAATCGCTTTCTTGAAAAACTATCAATATCTGGTAGATCAGTTCAATAAACGCTGGGAAGCTTATCCGTTATTTTATGTCAACCAAATATTGAAGGAATCTCCCCAAAAAGCGATTATTCCTTCCGCTTGGTTTATCGCCGTGAAGAATAATACCGCACAGCAAGCCCAGTTACCCAAAGGTACAGGTATTATAACACAGGTACCATTTCCTGCGCAAGATATCCAATTTTGTTATCGTACGGACGAAGATTATTCGGTCAATGACATGAAAATAACGAGTATACATTCGTTACTATTGGAAAAAGATCCGAAAAAATATCCAGCGAGCCGATTAGGCTTCGTTACGTCCATCTGGCAAAAACAGTTGAATGACAGGATCGGAAACGTTCCTTCTAAGAAGCCCAATCTGGACTCAGAGCTAATCTTTGAGAACCAATCCTCTATACAAGCTGGACTGATGATCGAATCTCCCATGTTATTACTTCGGGAAGGACATCGGGATATACATATCACATTCGGATTAGAAGAAGACTCCATATCATATTTCAAAGAATTAATCGCTACCACGGAACAATCTTCCCACGAAACCGGGCGTGTATTAAACGACGCTTTCCTATTGGAGTTAAGCACAGAGAAAGGTTGGGCCCCGATATACGCCTACACCTTGACATTCATCAACGAAAACTCCTTTTATCTGAAATTCGTCCTTAATGAGAAATTCGACCCTACAACACCTTGCTCTGAAGCTCATGGTTGCCAAACACGGAACCCAGCGCTCCGTATATTGATGAACACGGATGCTTGGTTATTCCCCTACTCTTGGGTACACCGTATTTTTATTACTAGCTTAAAGATAAAGGTACATGTATCCGGCATGTCATCCTTGAAAATCTATAATCCTCTGGGAGAAGTAGACGCAAGCGTACATTTCCCTTTATTCGGGTTAGAAGCTCAAAAAGGCTCATGGTTCGCATTCGGTAATTATGAGATAGCGATCAAGCCTATCCAATCCATGGGTATTACTTTGCAATGGGCGGATCTACCTTATTCGGAAGGAGGTTTCTATGATTTGTATCAAGCATATAAGACACCTATCGATAATACCACCTTCAAAGTTGAATGGGAAAAACTAACAGACCAGAAATGGGTAAAATTACCGGGAAGTACATCTTGTCTTTTCAATACGAAAAACAAGCATACTTCCCCTAGGGGAAAGCTCTCGGAGTACAGCGAGATCGTTTACGACAAACCGTTCAAAAACATTACGGTCTCCACGGAAGAAGAGCAATATCAATATACGAAAGCCCAGCAAGGCTTCTTCAGGATTAGACTCACAGATCCGAACGGCGGATTCGGGCAGACGGAGTACCGGATGCTCTTTGCGGATATCATGATAAGAAACAGCCATACCCGTAAACAGACCCCGGTGCCCAAACCTCCTTACAACCCTATGATTGAAAGTATAGGTATCGGTTATAGCGCCGAGGAAGAATACTTTTTCAATGGCGATACCCCAAGAGATAGATGCCGTATCTATCATATCCATCCATTGAGGCAAAAGGAATTACATGAAATCGATCTACGTCATCCGTTCCCAATGGTGGAAGTTCCCACAGAAGATGGGATTATTCTATTCGGTATTGGTAACTCGATCGGTAACGACCAGATCCGTTTATTCTTCGAGATGGCTGCCTTGAAACGGGAAATCGGAAAAGAATATCTTCCTTGCGTACAATGGTCTTTCTTCAACGGCAAGCAATGGGAGTTTATCAAACCGGGTAATTTACTTTCCGATACAACCGGGAATCTGTTGAATACAGGTTTGGTAGACATCCTGCTTCCCTCACCTATTAGCGAGGAAATGCTAGATATAAATGGAGATTTCTGGCTTTCGGCAAAAGTATCTTGCCACACGCAAAATTGTTCATCCATACGAAATGTCTATCTAAACCCAGTGAAAGCCCGGTTAGAAATCCCCGAAGAAATGGAAGCCCTGATCAGTGAGGAACTCGAAAGCTTCACGGGACTCGTTTCTTTCGAGAAAAGTATGCCGGGACTTACGGATATTTACCAGATCATACCCGCTAAAGGAGGACGTTCGCCGGAAACGCCAGAGGATATGCGGCTCCGGATCACCCAAGAGATGTCCCATCGGAAACGGGCTGTATTGCCTAGGGATTACGAGCAAATAACATTGGCTCAGTTCCCCGAAGTCGAAAAAATACTTTGCTTGCCCGGAATAGACAGTAAAGCTCAAAACAGGAGCCCGATCGTAACATTGGTCGTGATGCAAAAGGAGAAAGATAAAAAGATCTTGCCTTTATGCGAACATAGACTACTCATGCGAATCGAAGATTATATAGGTGACAAGACAAGTCCGTTCATTACCGTTGACGCTATCACTCCGGTCTACGAGGAAGTAACCGTTTGCTGTAACCTCCGGATAAAGCCCGGATATCCCGTAGGAGATATACTCCGCCAGACAGAGGCACGCATTAATAATTGTATCGCGCCTTGGCGAGATAAGGAAGAGATCCCGGTATTTGGGCTTTCGTTCTCATCGACAGATCTTTATAACTCCATACGAGAGTGTGAAGCCATCGTGGACATTGATATATTAAGCGTAGCGCATGTCGTATATACGGCAAAAGACCAACAAAAGAGCTATTATCTAAACCGCTACCCGGAAGAGGCAAGGCAAAATTTCAACGTTAGCCCTTCCCAACCTTGGTGCATATTAGTTCCTTCTGATAGGCATTTGCTATATATTGACCAAAAAGACGAACTACTGGAACAACTCGGACTCGGATATTTAGGAGTCGGAAGTAATTTTATTATTAACAAATAAAACAAACCGGATATGCCTCGTACAAACAGAAATACACTAAAAGAATACTTTAAGCGCGGAAGTATGCCCAACCAAAAGCATTTCTACGAATTAATCGATTCCATGGTCAATATTTCCGACGACGGGATCGATAAAAATCCGGATGATGGCTTACGGTTAGCTCCTTCCAAGGAAAACAGTCCCGTCATCAGCTTATTCACGAACATACAAGACAATATTCCAGAGTGGAAAATATACCTAGGTAACAATAGCCAACTCCATATCATACGTCAAGGGCAAGATGAACCGATACTATCGCTTCATCCAAACGGTCGCATCGAGATGAACCAACCCGGTATGGATATACGTATCAACGGCAGTCTTTCCGCAACCCGCTTCGACGGTGCGATACGGGGTAAATTTCCCGCAGATGGCGAATGGCATACCCTGCAAATACCAACGGAAGGATGTCGTGCCTACCGCATCATGGCTGGATGCGGTAAGTTAAAAAGCGGACAATACGCATTAGTGGAAGCCACGGCTATCCATTGTTACGGAAAACATCGAAAAATCCGTACGAATCAATCCTGGTTCGGTTCCTTTTTTAACAAGATCAAATTCCGTTGGTACGGCCCCGGACAAAAATGCAAGTTGCAAATACGTAGCGGACGGGATTATGGAGACAACATCTTTGTTTGTTTCCAGATAACCGATTTATGGAAAGATTACCGGATGGACGCCTCCGACCGGAGAAACACCTTTAATCAAGAATAGCCATGGATGATCTGCCCAACCTGCAAGAGCTAAAAAAGGAGGAATCCATATTCGATAGCCTCCAAAAGAATGCCTTGGAAACAATCCGGGAGCTTTCAGGGCAACTGTGGACAGACCATGCCCCGCACGACCCGGGAATCACGACTCTGGACATCTTAAATTACGCCTTAAGCGAATTGGATTACCAAATGAGTTTCCCATTAGAACAATATCTCACCGGATCGGATAATCGTTTCAATCCGGAGGATTACGGCTTGTTCAGGCCTGAACGGGTTTCCGGGATGGCCCCTGTGACACCCAAAGATTACCGAGACCATTTTTTAGATCAATTAGATAACACTGACTTCTTAGTTAACTTATCGGACATACAAATCCATCCCTATAGATCCAATGATCAGATCTGTCACGGATGGTTCGACATATTTATAGAACTCTCGTCCTTTATCTCAGAAGATCAACACAAACAGGAAGAAAAGAAAATCAAGGAAAAGATTAAGAAACTATATCACACAAACCGGAATTTAGGTGAACACCTACACGCAATCCATTTCGTAAGAAGGAAACCTTTATTACTCATTGGAAATATCGATATAGACGGTAGCATCTCTCCGGAAAAAACCTTGATCGCCATTTATACGGAGGCGATTCAATTATTCGCACCGGGAAGTCATTATACAGGTAGCGCACTTCCCATATACAAGCTTTTCAAAGGGATCAAGCAGATACAAGGGGTTCTATCGATACACTCTTTGGAATTTCAAGGTTTTGAAGAGGGTGAATACGCCTATACATTGGCATTATCTTCCCCTGAGCAAATCAAGATACGACTTTACCAAAACCAACAAGCGGTAGAGATTAATGCCACAAAAGTATTGAATCGTTTGCATTCGCGGAATAATATCAACCATGCAATACGAGAACAGAAAAAACAAGCCAAATCGATCCTCATGGACAGTCGCCATATTCATCTGAATGATTATAGCGTCACAAATGATTTCCCAATTTGCTACAAGGACTCGTTTACCGATTCATTCAAGGCATATCTTTCTATATTCGACCATCTCTTTTCGGAGGGACATGAAGAAATGAATCATCTAAAAGATTGGATGGCCTTAAATATGGAAACACCCGGTTCCGCTTCTATGGAACAAAACAAAGATCTGCTATTGGATACGTTGGATAAAATCTACGGCGAAAATAGCAACCAGCCTTTTCTCCGCTACTCCCATAAAGAGATAAACCGTCAACGAAGAGTCCGGTTCCTGCGACAACTACCGGAACTTATCCGGGACCGGTATCTGGGCTGTAATCTATTCGACGCAGACTCCCTTTCCGGATTGGAAAGATATCTCTATTCCATACTCGGATGGGAAGATGCGGAAGAGCAAATTTTCATTCTGGAAAATATACTCCTGCATCCACCGGAGGCGACTGATCATCCAGTCCCCTCCCGGGAATTTACCTTAACGGCAATCCTCTCGCAAACAGAACGTACGCGGCAACGGCCGGATTTTCAGCTTCGTCTTGAAGAATTCTTGCGAGAGAAGATACCGGCACATCTACGATTCACGGTTCATTGGCTTCCTCCGAAAGAGCTAGCCCTATTTGTCAAGGACTATAAGGCATGGAGAAAAGCTTGGGCCGATAATGACAACAAAGAGATTGGCCGCACCGGAGAAATCTTAAAGAATAATCTGATACGAATAAATATCGAACTTTAAATTTACCCTTATGTCAACCAGATATCGAACTACCTACCACGGCATTTTATTGGGCTTATTGCTTCATGTAATCATGGCACAAGCCGTTAACGCCCAAAGAAGTCTCTCGGAGCGATTGGATTATTTCCGGAGTTTAGGAGAGCGGAACGAGTTAGAACTGGAAGAGATTCGTACCCCGATCGTCTCTTACCAGACTCTTATGGACTCGATCACCCAGCGTATCTTAACGGAACAATGCGGTTATATCGTTTATCCCGCTGAATTGGGGAATGCTTTCACTTTCGTAACAAACCCGGACGCAAACCAAGCGATCTCACGTTTGGGTTATTTACAGTCCCCAAGTTCCTTATTACCCGATCATGTAGCGCAATGCGCATATACACCTTGGCTGTTCGGAAACGAGTTATTAACCGCATCCAAGAATAAAGCCAATGCGGATCCTCTCTGCCGCTTCTTCGATGAAAAGCTTGGCCCAGTCAAAGTAACGCAAGCTTTGTGGTATTATTTCAATAAAAAAGAACCGGAAAAGATCTTGCCTCCCCCTACCGTCGAGAATATGTATTTCTTCAAAGGTAAAACCGGAGATCTGGATAATATGCAATCGTTGCTCAACTCCGATAAACAAGGCTATATCATTTGTCCCGTATGGACAGAAGATGTTACAGGTGTTCTGGACAACCCGGACGAGAATCCTTCTATCAGAGGAAGCGGAACGATTGAGTTTTTCATCAAGGAAGCCCCTCTTTCCATCGCTCTCAACATTACGCCCTGGGAAGAAGACGCCATCGGATACAGGGAAACCGGCTTCATCCCATTCGTCTACGACACCACTTACACGCAGGCCGTAAAGAACTGGTTGCTATCCGTGCGTGAACTGCGCCCCTCCACGATTCGTACGTTCTTCTGTTATTTCGATAAACGTAGCAAAGAAGAGATCGCCGCACAAAAGAAAAAGGGAAATTGCAGTATTCCCGTATTCAAGGTAGATGGCGCATCATCGGAAACCGAACGCCTATCCGAACGTCTAAGCCAATACAACCAACGAGCTTTTCCGATCGTACCGTATTGGCTGCAATCCGTATATGAGCAATTACCGGCAAACCTTATCCGGAAATTCAGCCGAATGGAATATCTAGGGTATGTAGTGGATACAGAAAGCAGGCAACCTAGCCAAGTAAGCGACTGGCAACAACAGGAGTGCTTGATAGATATGCCCGTTTATTCGGATACACCCGTCGATTTACTAGTCCTATTCCGAAACTCAAAAGCGACGAATGATTTCTTAAGATCGAAAGAATCCCAGATGGCTCTTTTAAATAACTTATTCACAAAGGGTACCGGTACGATCAACCGAAACCCGTCTCTCCGGAAACTCAACGGATTGACTCTTTACTTCCCTGATTTCGATTTTAAACTGGAGAACCGGAGAGAACTTGTACAATTCGTGAAGTCCACTAGTTTCGTAATCGATTCCTTTTGCGTGGATGGTAATAAAATATATAAAAACTACGATCTAAATGTCATATTCCCTATCTAAATCCCGAAAAACGAAACGTGATGGTTGTGAAAAACGAAATGCGTTTTTTCTATCAAAAACGAAATGTGCTTCAAATTTAATCCGCAAAGCAACCGTCCATTTGCAAAATCAAAGCAAAACACCTTCTTTTCATTAAAAAATAAACGGCATTCAAATGGACTTCTAACCCTATTTGAATACCGTCTTTTTATTGCCGGCTGTGGTAAAAAAGCGTCTACTAAAGTTGTTTATTCCGTACTTTTTTCGTACCTTTACAAGGTAGTTAAGATGGATTGTTATAGCCTTTTATCGTATGTCGAATAGGCTTCTACTTGCGGGACGCGACGTATAATACCTTTCCCGATGTTGTCTAAACAACGTCCTAACGTCCGGATCATGGCCGGAATGATTTCTTGCTCATAAAAGATGCGAGGCCGCACACCATAGTCTATTTTTACTATCTCCTGCTCGCAAATATCGCCGGTGTCATAGCCGGAGTCTGCCCAAAACCATGTGGCGGCGGTTATCGGTTCCCCTCGTTTATACGCCCATTTGATAGATGATGCCCCGCGCCCGTAAGGTAGTGGAGAGGGATGGAATATCAACATACCCCAGTTCGCCTCTTTCAGTTCCTCATCGGAAACTTTCACCGTAAGGAGTGGCGCAATGGCAAGATCACACCGATACCCATCACACCAAAGCGTATGCCCTTTTGCCTTAACGAACATTTCGGCCGCTTTGAATGCCACCGACTCGCAATTTCCCAATATTTTAATTACCATTCCCTATATATTTAAATGTCTGAACCGCCCTGAAATGGCCGCCATAACCGGTTGCCGCACGATCAGACTTATTTAACCTTTGGGCCGAACGTGTCATCGAAGCCGCGCTGCGCCCTTTATTATCCCCATATAAACGCGCTCCGGTTTGTATCCACTTTTTAGAGTGGCGTAACGCCCCACATAGTTGCGGGTGTGAGGTGTGAAAGAATACCGGGTAAGGTTTACCACATCTACCATGTCCCTGAAGATGATATTCACAAACGGCCGCTAAAAATTTAGTACCAACGCCTATTCCCTGCCATTCGGGAAGTACTACCAACCGGGTGGACCGGTAAGCCTTTGCCGTAAAGAGTGGTGTTACCGCTAAATGACAGACGGGCTCACCACCGACAAAGCCAACGAAATACTCGGCCGCAACCGGCATAGGAAGGTCTAAATAATAATGCTGCTTAAACAATCTTGGGAATATAGTTCCCCTGACTTTATAAATTTGAAGTTCGAGTTTTGAACGTTGCCGAAGGCAGTCACGGTCATAGAACCGTGCCCCCGCAGTATCATACACCCAGTCGGGCTGTAACCATTCGATTATATCATAGTGGCAGGAAAGAAGTACGATCTGCCCGTCCCCACGTCTCCATGTCTTTGAGAATGCGGCGGCCCCTACCTTGGCTATCTGTCGGTCTATGACAGACGTAAATTCATCCACTACAGCGTGTTCCGGTCGTTCACACGCCAAACGTGCGAGACCCGCCCGGAATTTCTCTCCATTACTCAACACGTGGAACGGCCGGAGCCACGCCGGAACATCGCCGAGGCCAACGGCTGAAAGCATACCCGTCACCGTGTTAAAGTCCCCATCGGGGGCGATACAATCCACAATAGGTTTATTCTTATCCCAGCCGGAATAGAGGTCATAAATAGGTTCTTTGAAAATCTTACTTCCAATACTGGTTTTTCCGCTACCGGACGGACCGACAATCAGTCCGATTTGCCATACCCGGTTTTCGATGGGTAGTTCTACCGTCTTTTTCCAGTCGCAGCCTTTCTCCGCGTTGAAAAGGCTTTTTACCCGTGCGGCCCGATAGCTGTTGAAGTCGCTACAATGATGTTGTACCTCTATTCTCATACATTCACCACTTTAAGGGTTAGACCTTCTTTCAGGAGACGCTCATAAATCTCCTTTTGCTCTTTTTCATCTGCACAAATGACGATCACGCCATATTGCGGCTTGTAAGTGTACTTGCCCATACTTGTCTCGTTTTAAGGATTTGGGACAAAGGTAGAACCAAACTATCTAGTGAGCGAATTTACGCCTGACCTTGCACTGCACGGCCTATGCAGTCGCTTGATAAATAGCGAATGATACCGTACACCTTTCGCTCGCTCAAGGCATATTTGTCAGAAAGGACGGCCACGATATAGGTTGTCTTTTCACCCGCCGCCCGCATTCGGGTATAATCATCGAACAAATCGACATACAAACAATCGCTTGTCCTTATTCCGGCATTAAATAGACGCTGGAGCAATTCCTTATTGAAAGAAAGTATCTCGTATATTGTCATAATCTCCAAAAATTAAAGTATATTTGTATTGCCAATCACATAAAACAAAACGAGACATCGCGGCTGAAGGCTTACAGCCCCCGGTCGTGCGGTGTCTCGCATTTGTTCGTTAGTATGTGATTGGCGTCTTTACTAACAGCCGGGGGCTTTCTTTTTTGCCTGTCCCCGATAAGGTCTCTAAGTTGTCTTGATAAAATCAATCGACAATCATTGCTTTTATTACAAGAATAAAGAATTCAATAAATATTTCTTTAGGATCTATCCCGATCTCTTTTTTATAAGCTTAACTTCCAATCGAAAATGGCAATACGCTTATAGAAAAAGAATCACTGGACGCAGTATAGCTTATAAATACAATCTGCATCCCTGCATAGCCATTTATTCCGGGACCAGCTATTATATACTCCAAAATAGCGTCACCATCATTTGTGACATGAGCGATAAGCGTATTGAGATAAATTGGATTCTTATAATCTAATCCCATGGATTCAGGAATACTCGTTCGTAATATGTATCCTTTTTTAGCGGCCTCGATATATCTTTTAAATTCGCTTAAAGAAAAGAACGCAGACCTTATCTCTTCAGATGTCGATTGGGATGTCAAGGCATAAACCTCTGGTCTAACCGTTTCATAGTTTATGGCAGATTTAAGATTTATATCTTTTTTATCAGATACAAGATAAGCTGTTTTAGTCCCGGATATTTGAATATAATGTGAGACAAGTAACTTATCAACATAAGATATGTTTATATAGCGAAGTACACTAGCAACTGTATGCCCTCCCAGGTTAACGCAAGAACGGTTATTTCCTGTTCCTGTGGAAGCATCAACAATATAGAATTTAGTTGTCGTTTTTTCTGCCAATTCTATTATATGATCTAATCCTCCAAGAGGATTGAATACAGCCGCTACCTCCTCTTTTGTTGATGTTTTTGTCAAATCAAAGGTTGAGGAAGGTAAATAAAATTCTTCACCTCCGCTTTCGTAGAAACACACAGAATAGGTAAACTTATCATCCGCCGCATCTTTGCACGTTACTTTGACAGTCTTGAGCACTCCTCCTTGTCCTATATATGACAATTCCATCTCTCCCGTGCTTGAGCCCATAGTGGCGTACACATAACATGCGTAATTACCGATGAATAACGATGGAAATTCTTCATTGTAATCTGCAGATTGCCCAGATGATAATAAATAGATTATGTACGCAAGATTTCCGTTCTCTTGGATTGGATCAAGCCCGAATGCCGCCAAGATCTCATCGCTGGTGGATGCCGGGGTCAAGCCCAATACAGCTGCCGGGAATTTGTAAACGTCCTTGATATCATACAATTTTTTGACTTGTTGAGTGCTCATCAATCCAGATTCATTTAGGGTAGCGATATTGAGTGCGGAAAACGTTCCATCCGTTGATCCATCGTTAGAGGGCTTGAACACGTAGTTCCTCACGGCTTTCAGCTCCGCCGCGTTCATCACGTTCACGTTTCCTCCGCCGCTTCCTTCCCCAGAGCCGCCGGATATGGATATGTTGCCGGTACCCAGCAACGACTGCCCGTTGATGGTCTTCAGGCCGGTCTCCTTGACGAACTTGCTGTCGTTCGTCAGCTGGCTTGTCTTGGACGGGATGGCGGTGTCGGAGGGCAACGCGCCTACCTCGCTGGCCGTGTAGGAGGGCTTGGTCTGGGAGTTTACCCAGCCCGGCTTGTTGAGCACCTTGCTCCAGTCCACCGAGTCTGCCACGCCACCTCCGGAGCCGCCGGATACGGTCAGGTCGCCGGTTCCCAGCAGGGAATGCCCGTTCACGGTCTTCAGCCCGGTCTCCTTGACGAACTTGCTGTCGTTCTCCAGGTCACTTGTCTTGGACGGGATCTTGGTGTCGCCGTCCATCACCTTGGCGGGTAAGGCCGCCACCTTCGCCAAGAGCTCGTTGATCTTGGCCGTCGTGTAATTCAATAGTCCCATCTTATTTCAATGCTTTAAGTTCCACGTTGTTCGAATCTCTCAATAGGTCGCCGGAGGCGTTGCGGAGGTACTCCCGCCTGCCTTCCTGCCGTACCGTCCGTATGACCTCCACGTTCCCGCCTCGTACGGTCCTGAAGGTCACCGTCCGGGAGCGATCCACGTCCTCGTTCACCGTTCCGGTCGAGAGGGTGGCCACGCCGTCGCCGGTTTCCGGCAGGGCGACCGTGATATCGCCGCCCCCTTGGCCCCAGGGTATCGTGACGGTAGCCATCACTCCACCGTCCAGTCCGTGTTTGACTCCACGTTCACGGTCACCGGGTTGCCCTGGTAATCCAGCAGGATCTCGCCCTCCGCGACACGCAGGTAGGCGTCGCCGGCGGCCAGGGTCAACAGGCACACGTCCTGGTGCCCGCCGTCATCCGTCACGATGACCTGCCTCGTCTGCGGCTCGATCTCCTCGTTCGCCGGTACCGTCACGGCTATCGAGAAATCATACACCGCCAGTCCCCCGGGATCGCCCGCTATCGCCTCGCCGTTGGCCGTCAACACGCTGTTGGCCGTATAATTGCCGGGCAGCGTTATATCCAGGTCTCCCATGCCGAGGGAGAAGGTCAGCTTTTTTGAGTTGCTGACACCTGATATGGTGACCACCTTTCCCGTCTTCTCGCTCGCCGCCGTGTCCGCTATGTCCACGTACTCGGGCTTGCCCGCCTGCATGACCGTTCGCCGCACGTCCGGGCAGTTCACCGCCTTCCAGGTCAATACCGTACTTCGCGCGTTCCGGCCGGTATGCTCCGCGTCCGACCTTACGCTCACCTCCTTGTCACCCGATCCTTGGGGCGGGGTGACCACCGCCCATGCCGCTTTCGCCATGATCTTTCGTATTTTTTATTTGTTAATCACTCGATTCTCCATTCCGTGTTCGACCTCACCCCGAACAGCGCGGGCATCTCATCGGTCACCCATACGGGCTCGTCGGGAGATACCAACAGCCACGCCCCGTAATCCACGCCGCAGACCTTGGTGAGCCTCGCGCCGACCCGGGCCATCCTACGGAGGGTGGCGCTCACGCTCCCGATCCGTTCCAGCTCCACCCGTACCGTCTCGACCCTTATGATCTTTCCACTAACGCACGCCATACCTCACCGTCTCGTCCGTCTCGATCCCTATGATCTCCGTCCTCACGCCGTCCGCCATGTTCGCGTCCGGGATCTCCACCCGCACCTGGCACTTGATCCGTCCGCCACCACCGATCCGGGCGGTGTCGAGCGTTACGACATAGGTGTTCTCGTCAATCCGGCCCATCCTGGACTTGGGGATCGTCGCCGTCCGGTTGGAATAGATGTAGAACAGGGCCTCGAACTCCACGTCGTCCATCGTGAGCCCGCCCGGCAGGTCGAGGCCCAGGGCGAACTTCATCTCCGTGCCGGTTATCGACAGGTTACTTTCATTCTTCATTGTCACGCCTCCTTTAATGTTATGTTCCGTATTTGCAGTACGCACGCCGAGATCGCCGTGAAGAGCAGTCCATCCCCCGAGGTGCTGTCCCGATCCGCCCTGAACTCCACCGAGAACGTCTTGTAGGACGCGCTCGCCTCCTCGCCATAGATGACATCGTCGGTGTTGATGAAGTCAAGGCTATTGTCGCCGATCGCCGATATGATGTTCGTCGTCCCGGACGATGTCCTCGCCTGGAACGATAGCCGGTACCGGTGTCCCATCTCCAGCTTGCCGCCCATGCGTCCCTTGTTGAACATCACCTGGTCGGTATTGGCCTCCCCGCCGAACCGCAAGGTGGCCACGCCGCCGCTGACCGACTGGACGGAAGAGTTCCCGTAAGCGTTCCAATAGGACGTACTGGTGAGATCCGTCCCTTGCAGGATCTCGTCCCCGGTGACGGTGTACCGCTCGAAATAGGCCGTGAGGCTCTTGTTCGCGTCCATCGTGACCGTATGTCGCTGGTACCCGCCATCCGACCAGCGAATAAACCGCCAACCGCTGGCCTCCGTGGCGTTAACCGTCACCTTGGTTCCCTTCTCGTAGCTTCCCGCTCCCGTGACGGATCCGCCTCCCGATGGGCTGACCGACAGGGAAAGCGTGAACCGCTCGACCTGTATCTTGCTGAAATAGGCCGTGAAGGAGTTGTTGGGCTGCCCCCACGTGATCATGTGCCTGCGGCTCCCGTTATCGCTCCAGCGGACGAACTCGTACCCATCCGCCGGTATGGCCTCTATGTACTCGGACGTGCCGATCCGTTTCAGGTAGCCCCCGGCCTCCGGTACCGTCGTTCCGCCGCCTGTCGGGGAGACGGAGACGAAGCAGGTGAGTATCTCGTAATCCTGCTCGGCCACCCGCAACACCCCGTCATCGTTCGTGAACACCTTCCCGCTCCGGTTCAGGTCGTCCGCCGAGAAGGTGACGAACTTGCCGCTCGCGCTTCGCAGGGTAAGCGACCCGGGGGTCACCACCGCGCTCCTGCCGCCCTTGGACAGGTTAAGCTCCGGCGTGCCGTTATTGACGGATAGCCTCGCCACGTCGATCCCGTCATGGGTGATCCGTACGTACCCGTTCGACAGGATGAGCTCCGTGTTCGGCCCCAACGAGTGAAAGACCCCGTCCATTTCCACCGACCCGTCCGTGTGGATCTTGAACCGGTCGTTCACGTTCAGCGTGTTCGTCCGGATCGCCTTGGCGATGAGCGCGGAGGTGATTATCAGGTCGGCGTTGATGAGCGAGGAGTTGATGCTGCCGCCCTTGATGACAGACATGCCCCGCTCCGCGTAATAGACCAGCTCCTCGTAATCCTTGTAGCCCATCATCTTGGCGATGTCGTTCCGGTCTTTCAGCGACACCTCGCCGATCTGTTGGGACAGGTCGCTCTTGGACTCGTCTATCGCCTCCTGCTTGATCTTCCGTTGGATCGCCTTGTTCGCGTTCTCGATGGCCGTGGCGAGCGAGGCGTAGGCGTTGTTGAACGCCGCGAACTTGCTGTCCACGTTGTTTTTCTCCGTTGTTGTCGTCTTCCCGTCGGCGATGGCGGAGTTGATGGCGGCTATCAGGTTGGTCGTGGCCGTGTTGAGGCTGTTCTTCGCCGCGTACAGGACCGATTTTTCCGTGCCCGCAAGGAAGGGGTTCGCGTACAGGGTCGTATAGGTCGCGTCCGCCTCCCGCTTGGAGGCGTTTACCGTGTTGATATACTTCTCGATCGCCTTGGCTTCCGCCTCCGATACCAAACCATCGGCGAAGGCCCCGTCCACGTACCTGTTCAGGTCGCTCACCGCGTCCTTGGCGGCGTTCGCGCCCTCCATGGCCTGCGAGGCCGTGTTGTTGGCCTCGTCCGCCGCCTTCCGGGCGTTGTCCGAGTAGCCTTTCAGCTTGTCCTGTATGGACTGGTTGGCCGTCTCCACCGCCGTTTGGAACTTGTTGTGGCAGGTCGTGAACGTGGCGTACCGGCTATCCACGTTGTTTTTCTCGGCGGTGGTCGCCTTCCCGTCGGCGATGGCGGCGTTGATGGCGTTGACCAGCGCGTCCGTGGCGGAGAAGAGGGAAACCTTGGCGTTGTACAGCGAGGTCTTCGCAGAGCCCTCCAAATAGGGGTTGTTGTACAGTCCGTTGTAGGTGGCCAACGCCTGTTGCCGCTCGTTGCTCACCACGTTGACGTACTTCTCGATCGCCTTGGCCTCCGCCTCCGATACCAGCCCGTCGGCGAAAGCCCCGTCCACGTACCCCTTCAGGCTGCCTACGCTGTCCCGCACGTCCGATGCCTCCTTGCTCGCATCGGCCGCCGCGTCCTTGGCCTCCCGGATCTCACGGTCGATGACCGCCATGTCCGGTGCGTCCGTCAGGTTCCCGAAGCCCGTGGATCCCGGCTTGATCACCATCTTGCCGGTGAACACGTTCTTGTCGGCGTTCGGCGAGATCACCGTCACCTCCTTGCCCGCCATCGAGTAGGAGTCGATCCCGGAATATAGCTTGATACAAGGCGCGTCATCGTCGTACGAGGAGAGGAACACCGCGTGCTGCCGGGCGGCGTCCGTCTTGTTACCGACGGTGACGATCGTGTCGCCGGCCCGCGGGATCATGCTGCCCGTGTCGCGATCCGTGGTGGAGAGGTCGATATAGTCCTCGCCGACATGGATCACCCGCCGCCAGTAATATTGGTTGCTGACGTTCTGGGAGGTGCCCTCCTTCACGTTGAACTCCCGGCATTGCGCCAGGTCGTCCACGGCGAACTCGTTCACGATCTCCCGCTCGCCGTCCGTTTGCTTGAAATAGCAACGGTAGGCGCGCTCGCCGCCATCCACGGCGGCACGCAGCCTGTCGTTCCCGGAATCGTACAGGATGGAGCCCGCTCTGTCGTGCAGGTCCTCGTACTCGGCCGATACCTCCTCCACGCGGATACACTCCATCGAGGCCGGCGACAGGACGATCCGTCCCCCCACGTGCGAGAGGCGCTTGATCTCCAACGTATCGAAGTAGGCCTTCAGCCGGATGTAGATCTCGTCCGCCTCGATATACGACTTGCCGGTCTCCGGGTCTCTTTTCACCACGAACCCGGAGCCGAACGGCCCGGCGGTGAAGTCTTGTGACTCGATATCGTCGGAGACCAGCCCGCCCAGGAATCTCATGAGGTACCGGGTCTCGTCCGGCCTGTCCTTGCGCAGGAAGGTGGATATCGCCCTCAAGGCCGAGAATACGTTGTTGTCGGTGGGTACCGTATCGTCGCCGCTCCTGATGAGGTTGATCGCTCCCCCGGCCTGGCTGAGCATCGGCAGGAAGGAGTCCACCTTCCGTTCGATGGATTCCCGCCATGTAGGGGTCACCGTGTCGGATATGTCGATCCGCATGTCGTAGGGATCGGCCAATTTACGGGTGAACCCGATGATCCGGCTGTCCCGGTAGCCGGTGGAGGGGAAAAAGACCGGGTTATGCAACCGGACACGCTGTCCCAAGGAAACGTGGATCCCCCTTTTCTTGAGGATGATCGGGTCGCTGTCGCCACTGTAGACGGCGCTGTCCACGCTATATTTGGACAGGTAGGCATCGGCGGTCTCCCGCAGTTCTTCCTCCGCCAGCGTGTAATACTCGTCCGGCATCCGGATGTTGTAGAGGATATAGGTGTCGCCGGCTTCCGGGGCCATCACCCCGCCCGGGATCTGGGTGTTCTCGTCCGGGTATTGGTTGATCAGCTCGAACTCCTTTGTGGACGAGTCGTAGTTGACCTCGAGGTCATACCCGGACAGTTCCCCCGTCTGGAACACGACGCGCTTCGTCAGGCCGCCGATCTCGTGGTCGTTCGGGTCGAAGGGAATGTCCTTGTCCGTCACGTAGTAGACGCGGATCGTCTTCCCCTCGGATTCCCGCTCGATGGAGCGTACGCCGGATAAGGTCCCGGTACGCCGTGGATAGATCCCCTCGAAAATCACCTCCCGCTCCACGATGCCGTACTCGGTATTCCTCTCCAGGAATCTCAACGGGGAAGGCAGGCGGAGGCGGTCGGAACCGTATCTGGAACGGTCGATGTTTCGGGTACTGCCCTTGGCGTAGAGCCGGGTGAAGAAGCGCTCGTTCTCCTCGTCCCGCCGGCTCATGCCCAGCAGCCCGCCCACGGCCGTCCCGTCGGCTGCGTAGCCTAACACCAGCGGTTCCCCGTGCTCGCACTTGCCCAGGTAGAGGGTCGTGCCGACGATCCACCACTCGGTCTCGAAGGTCTCGGCGATCCGGTTCAGGGCGGTGAGGCAATCGATCCCGTCGTAGGTCACGTCCTTGTAGTCGGCCGCGATCACGCTTCCGATCCTCCAGTCCGTCGTTCCCTTGACACGGTTGATATTGTCCACGATCAGTCGCAGGTGGGCCGCCGGGCCGTCCGTCAGCGAGAAGTCCGAGTCCATGTCACCGTCCGTCAGGAGGAAGCAGAGGGCCTTCGACAGCTCGCTCTCGATGCCCTGGAAGTGCGGGGCGTACTCGTACTCCAACGTGCTCGCTTGATTGGGGCACGGGACGGTGAGAAGCGTATATCGCTCCCCCTCGTAATCCACGTAATCGCCGATGTCGAAGGGTATGGCCTCCCACGTGGTGAAAGAGACGCTGAGCGCATTGTCTCCCATCACCGCTTTCTGTTGCGTGGAGTTGTCGTCCGGACAGACTTCCGCGCGCAGGTTCCCCGATTTGTCGTATATCCTCAGTTCCATTCAAGTGTCGTTTTAATGCCGCTTCAACATCGTTAGAAATCCGGTTTCGGCTCGCGGAACTTGACCGTCCATATCGCCGCCAGCCTTCCGGTCGTCCGGAGCCGTGTCTTCATCACCGTCCCCGGACAGCTCAGGTAATAGAGCTTGTAGGTCTTCCCGATCTCGGAGACCCTCACGTTCAGGAGGCCGGATCTCAGGATCTCTATGAAGCCCTTGTATTTTGTCCGGAACTCCTGCTCGTTGTCCGTGATCATGGCCAATCGCAGGGAGATGTCCCTTGCCTCGAAACGTACGTCCGATACGTCCGCCTCCTCGCCGTCCCGTTCCCGGTAATCGACCGTGGTATGCCGCTTGGCGGGCGGCGGGGTCAGGAGCGCCGACAGGTTGTCGTACGTCCCGCCCCGGTCCTTGGCCAGGAACACGCCATAGTTCGTGTAGGCGTCCTTGTCGTTGATGAATAGCTTTCCTTCCCTCATGTCATTTGGTCCTAATTCCGTTTCTCAATATCTCCAGCAGCGTGTTGTCGATCCGTTCCAGCCTCCTGCAATAGGAGGTGTTCCGGGCGATCTCCTCCTGTAGCTCCAGCCCCCGGGACAGCATGGTGCGCATGTCGTAGGCGCACTCCTTGGTCTCGGCGACGTTTATCTGGATGGAGGTAAGCCGGCCGTTGGTCTCGTTGATGGAGTCCTGGCTGGCGATGGTATACGCGCCCGCCCTCGCCCGCTGGGTGAGGGCGGAGTCGATCCTGCCACCCGTCACCCGTTCCATGTCCTCCAGCTGGCGGGCCGCGTCCTCGATGATCTTGTCGTACTGCGCCCGCAAGTCGGCGATGCCGCTTTCCGTAAGCCCCGCGCCGCTCGCCTCGGCGAACGACTCGTACCACTGCCGGAGAGGCTCCTCCAATGCCTTCATCTTTATTCCTTGAAGGACGGCGTTATTCAGCATCTCCTGGAAATCGTCGGCGAAATCCTTGGCCGACCGTTTGCCCTCGGCGAAGCCCCGTATGATACTGTCAGCGATACTGTCGGTGGTGGTACCGGTCAATACCTCCCGCATGGACTCCTCCTGGTCATCCAGCATCCGGTCGATATCGGCTCCCTCGTCCCTCAGCGCGCGCAGCTGCTCGAACAGCTTGGTCACCTTCTCCTCCAGCTTGCCCTCGGTATAGAGTTTCTCGATGTCCTCGTAGCTCTTCCCGGCGAGGCTGGCGTACTCGTTCCACGTCTTCGCCTTCCGGAACCAAGTGCCGTGGCGGTAGCCTACGCCGCTGATATACTGTTCTCCCTGTATCTGTGCCAGCAACCGGTCGTACTCGCTTCCGGATGCCCGCCGCTGCCGCTCCAGCTCCTCGGAGATCCGCTTGTTGTAGGCCAGCGTCGTCTCGCCGATCTCTTGCTGGGTACGCAACCGCTCCCGGAGCAGCCGCTGGTACTCCAGCTCGCCCGTGATGGCCTCGTCGTAATATTTTTGTTGCTCCTCCCGGGCCTGCCGGTTCATCTCCTTGACCTGCCTGCCCATGGAGAAGATCTTGCCGATCCCGCCGATCACGGAGGTGACCCCGCCGAGGATATCCCCCTTGGCGATCTTGGCGGCCCCGCTTACGAAACCGGACAGGGCGGAGGTCAGCTCCGCCACCTGCCCAGCGGCGTATCCAGCCTCGTCGCCGAGGATGTCGCCGATACCGCCGGCGATCGTGTCGAGGCTGGATGTCAGGGATTGTACGGAGGTATCCATGCCCTCTAACGCGGCGGCCATGCCATCCCTGTCACCTTTCCCGATGGACTCCAGCAACTTCTTCCAGTCATCCCGGATCGCCTTGAATGGCGAGCGGGAATGGATGGCCTCCTCCAGCCGCTTGATGGCGTCCTGGTATTCCTTCACGTTCCTGGGATCCCACGCCGAGGTATTGACCTCCCGGGCCTGCTTGAGCAAGGCTTCCAGCGAGGGCGTCGCCATCCTGTCAAGGTCGCCGAACAGCCTGTCCCACAGTCCGGATCCTTTCAGCTCCTCCATGGAGAGGTCGGACAGGTTCTTTTTTAAGGTTCGTCTCGCCTCCTCGATGGCCGCATCGATGGCCTCGGCGTTCGCCTCCGTCCGTTGGGCGGTGAGGTAGGCCACGTCCTCGTTGTATCTCTTCTCTAATTCCAGCCGTTTGGCCGTGTGGTCCTGGTATTGCCGCAATGTCTTCTCCAACAGGTCGGCCTCCGCCTTCTCCCGGGCGGTAGCGGCGATGGTGGCGGCCTCTTCTAATTTCTTGCGCTGGGACTCGGGGAGCTGGGATACGGAGGTGGTCGATGGCCGGAACGACAGGCCCTGTCTTTTCCAGTCCGGGTTGTCCTTCTCCCATACGGCCCGCTCGATCTCCTGTTGGGCCCGCACGTATTCCTGTCCCTTCCGCTCGACCTCGTCGATCCTCCGGTCGTAGTCCAGCCGGATCTGCTCCAACTCCTTGTCGGCGCCCTCCCGCATCAGACCGATTCGTCGCTGACGGAGATCCAGTTCCGCGTCCTTCTCCTTTTCCGCCAAGGCCTCCTTTTGCCGCTCGATCTCCCGTTCCCGCCGGGCGGTCTCCGCCTTGAGGGCGTTGGCCGCCTCGATCTCCTTCCGCTCATCGCCTTGGGCCTTCTCCGGAGAGCGGGAACCTTTTCCCTCTAACGTGTTGCTCTGCCGGAGCATCATGCGGCGGGAGGCGTAACGTTGCGCCTCCAGGCGGTTCACCTCGGCGAGGGCTTCCGCCTCGGCGCGGAGGTCGGCCTTGTTGGAGTTGGCCAGCGCGTTCTGCGCCTTGGTGATCTCGTATTTCTCCTTGGCGATCGCCTGTTCCTTGGCGAACAGATCATCGGTCAAGCGGATCGCCTCCTTCAACGCCTTGGAGCGTTCCGCCTCCGGGAGGCTCATGTCGTAGGCCTTATCTCTAAGCTCACCGATACGGGCCTCCATGCGGCTGCGTTCCACCAAGAGGTCCCGTTCGGCCACGTCGAGGGCGTTCCTGCGTTTCTGCAACTCGACCGACTCCTTGATCTTCTCATTGGTATCGGCCATCCACGCGGAGGCCTTCCGTCCGGCATCCTTGATACCGGTCAAGCCCTGCGCCCAGGCGTTGGAAAAGTCGGCGATCCCTCCCTTGAGATCGCCCGTCAATATCTTCCAGACCGCCTCGCCCGCCTTGCCGATGGCACGGAGGCGGTTCATCAGTTGCCCGGAGAGGAAATCGGCCAGATCAGATAGAGCCTTCTTAGGTTCGGTAAAGGCCTTGTAGAGCCATTCGCCCACCTTGTCCACAACATCCAGCAGACTGCCCAATACCTGGTTGAATGCCGCCGTGGCGACCGCCAACGCATTCTCGCCCTCCTCGGTACGGTGGAACCAGCTGTTTACGGCGGCAAGGCCGGCGGCGATGGCGGCGAGCGCCATGCCAAGCGGGGTGGCGATAAAGGCGAGAGCCGCCTTGGTCACTTTCCCGATGGCCGCCGCGGTTTGGCCGAGCGGGCCGGGAACGGACTCCAGTTGGGTCTGGAACTGTCTCAAGCCGGAGGTAGCGCCACCGGCGTCACTCTCCAGCCCGGAAAGCTCTTCTTTTAGGGATCGTATTTTTTCTTGCAACTCCTGTCCGGCGGCCGATTCCCGTTCGGCGGCGGACATCTTGCGCCACGCCTCCTCCATCTTCCGGAGGGAGGAGTGGAGGGATTCGATGCTCCCCTCGGCCATCCGTTCCTGCTCGATGGACTCCTGGAGTACCTTGATGTTTTCTTGGATTCCGGTACGGAGGTCGGTTTCCTGGATGGCGAGCTTCGCCTTGCCCTCGGCGTACTGGAGGGTCGTGACCGTACCGCGGGCGAACCCCTCGTCCAATGCCTTATTGGCCGCGTCAAGCTGGCGGAGGCTGTTGATGTCCTCTTGGATGCTGACCGCCAGCCGCTGGTTGCCCTTGCTCATGGAGGCGAACGCCTCGTCGCTGTCGGCGATCAGGCGCTGGTAGGTCCGCGCGGACTCGTTGCGCAAGCCCGCTATCCCTAACTTCACCCGATCGACCTCCTCGGCGAGGTTCCCTCGAAACTCGAATGTCACGTATAAAGGTTCGTCTGCCATGAACTGTTAAATTGTGAATTATGAATTTTGAATTATGAGTCAGGGGAGGCCGAGAAAGTCAAGCTCTTCCTCCTCCGTTTGAATGATTTCCTCTTCCTCCTTCTTTTTCCGTCTCTGTCCCGGGTCGTTGATCATCGTGAGGATGACGATCCATGGTATCTTTCGCATCACCTCGTCGTAGGTGAACGCCCCGGAGGCAATCAGCGCGTAGATACGTCCGAAAGGGCTATGGGGAGGCTCGTATTCCTCCCTTAACTCCCTTTTCTCATCGGTTGGCTCTCCGTCGGCGCCATCAGGTTCATCGTGGCGAGCGAGAAGATAATATTCAGAAAATCCTCCGGGTAGGCCATGACCAGGAGCACCTGCGCCAATTCCGCCATTCCACGCATGGTCGTATGGCAACGGATGTACCACGCCAAAGGACGGACCAAAGGGCGGGAAAAGATACTATTGCCCACCATCCCCTCGGCAATCACCCTCGATACCCGTTTTCCGTTCCGGGCGATGCACTCCAGCGTGGTACCGAGGTCGCCTGCCTTCAGCTCCTTCAGGTCGAGATCCATCCCGCAGAAGATCGCTGCCATCCGGCAGAGGGTCTCGCCTTTCGGGAAGGGTATTCCGTAACGGATCGTCTTCTTCCCCAACTTCCGGAGCAACCACGGGGCCGGGAGGTTGACGGTCAGCCGCCGGTCCAGCAGGGCGTCGGCGGCGTGGGATTCGATGGTTCGCTTCTCCATACGGGCTTACGCTTTAGGTTCGCCCAACTTATAGATGGCGTACGGCCCCTCGTTCTCTCCGATCGGGGCCAGCGCCTTCGCCGTCACCTCGATCTGGGCGATGTCGGTGCGGGTCAGGTTCCATACGAACCGGGCGGTCACCTGCGCGTTCGGGATCTCGATCACCACGTTGTGCAGGGAGATCGCCCGCACGGCCTTCCGCACCGTCACGATGTCACGCGGGGCTTGGTATTTCGTCACGTTGTAGGTCTTCCCGTCGATGGTCACGTCCTCGGGCTCCGATACCGTACCACCGAAGGTCTCCTTCAAGGTGTCGTTGTCCCATTCCAGGAAGTTCAGCTTGATCTGCTTCAATCCCGGCTCGTTCCCGATGCTCTCCACCGGGGCGGCGGGCTCCTCCTCGCAGTAAAAATCGGTGGTCGTATCGGCCTCGGTGGTGAAGGAGGCCGTCCCTTTCATGGTACGCGCCAACTGCTTCATCGTGTCGGGCATACCTCCGGCCGGGTTCACGTCACCGAACTGGGCGACCTTCAGGCCTATGGATCTTGTCTTGTTTTCTGCCATGATCTTTTGAATTATGAGTTATGAATTATGAGTTATGGGGGATGGTTTCCCTTCTTTCGTTTTCTACGTGTCCAGAGGAGGGCGGCGATAAGTCCTGTCAGGAGGCCGCTCGAATACCATTTGAGGCGTGTCCGAACAGGAGTTGCCGATGGGGCTTTTATCTCTTCCCCCGTGGTCGCTTGCTCCCGTTGGGCGGACAGTCGCTCCTCCAGCTCATAGACCAGCTGCTGGAGGCTGTCGCATTCGGCATGGACGACCAGCGTCCCGTCCTTCACCGTGGCCGAAACCGTCGCCCGTCCGTCCCGCTTTTGGTAGACCGCCCCGGTGGGTAGCCTACGGAGGCTGTCCACCGGGATCGCCAGCGTCGCCAGGCTGGACGGGATTGTCACGGGGGTAACGTACTCCCTTCTGCTCCATAGGAGATTGTCGATTACGTTGGTAGCGGTAACTTTCCTTGTACTCTTGCAACTTGTTACGAGCGGGGCAAGTGTCATAATGCTTGCAACGCACCAGCTTGTACAGTGCCTCCTCCAATGCCGCCAACCGCTCCAGTATGTCCCTGTTCTTGTCATATAGCTCAATGATCGTCTCGTTATCGCGGGCCGCCATGTGCCGGGACACGTCATCCTTGTCCATCCGGGCTTTCTGGCGGCTCACCTTCAGGTTGATCAGCCAGTTCACCAACCCGACCAGTCCGCCGGATCCAATCATGGCCAAGAGCGTGTTCCATTCCATGGGGTTACGAATTATGATTTATGATTTAACTGTCCACTGTTAACTATCCACTGTCAGCTCCTTCAGCCACTTCTGCACATCAAACGACGGGCAGGCTTTTGCCGCCAGTTCGTTGTGCCCGACAATGAGGACCGAGGGGAAGCGGCGGTGGAAGTCCCTCACGTAAGCAGCGAGGGCTTCCCGCTGCGCCGCCGTCCGGGTGTCCTTGGGAGTCTTGCCGTCGGAAGCGACTCCGCCGACATAGACAATGTGCCGGGCTGTCCGGTTATGCCCTTTCGCCCCATTGGTAACCTCCCAAGGATCGACCTCCATGTCCTCGTTGTTCTCGACCAGCCGTTCCACCGTCCCGTCCAGGTGGATCATATCAGTATAGCCCACCTGCTTCCAGCCGCGGCCGCCTTCATTGGGCGGGGCTGTGTGCCAACGGCGGATGTCGTCCGCCGATACTTCGCGGCCGGGAGGGGTGGCGGTGCAGTGGATGACCAATAACTTGAGTCGTGCCATGACAAATTATCCTATGCCGGAAGTTGCCAGTTCCGCATACGCATTCCCGTCCCACATCAGGGTAGTCACCTTGGAGGCAGCACAGTTCGCACCGCCGACAGTAGCGACGGCTGTTCCTTCATTGCGGACAATCAGGAGCGACCCTGCTTGAACCTTCGTTTCCACCTCAATGGTTTCTGCGGCTGCCGGAGCGACAGTAACCAATGCCGGATTGGCATCATGCACGATGCCGCTCTCCTCGACCTTCCGTTCTACAGCTACCGGGAACGGTACTGTCACAAGGCGTTCGCCTTCCTCGTTGTAAGGGGCGTAGAAATCGAAGCTCCTACGCGATTTCATATTGACGTAACTCATTGTCGTATATGTTTTTGAATGTGAAACATTATGCCTTCGGCGAATAGATGGCTCCTAAATATTTGCCGGTTACCGGAGTGGCGACACCACGCATATTGAAGCCGACCACGTCACCACGGTATTCAGGATCGTTCAGGCGGTAATACATATCTACCGTACCACGGGCACGGGCCACGGCCTCCTTGTAATAGAAAAGCGAGGAAGGAGCGTCCGTTGCCGCTACCGCCGCATTCCAAGGGGCTTTCTGGCCTGTCGTACCGTTGTACCTCGGAGTAAGGGACGAACGGACTACGGTAAAGGAGAACAATTTGTTCTCGTTATAGAATGCCTTATACATGTTCAAGTCCTGCATTCTAAGGTCCATAGCATGTAGCGGGTTAAGGATCAAGATACGACCTTCGGTCGGTACTTCCAGCTCATCGAAGGCCAGTTCCATATCCATTACCATCTCGTAGGTCATGGCTTTGTAGCCACGGGCGTTCTTTGCCCCGGTAGCGGCTTTCACCGGGGTGAAATCGCCGTTCCCTGCCGGTGCCCAATTGAAGGCGGCCAGACGGGCAAACTTCTGCCGAAGTGAATTGCGGTGCCCCTCGGTCACGCTTTGGCGTTTTTCCGCGGACTCCTCGATCTCGATAGCGTTGATATGTACCGTGTTCTCGGTATCGAAACGCTTCAGCATGATCTCGTGCGGAATGTCGGTACGCGTCACGATAGGAATCGGATACAGCTCGTTGTCGATATACACCTCCGGATCCACGCCGGCCTCCTGCAAATTCAACTTGTTGTTATCCACCCAAGCGTCCAGGCTCTTCGAATGCGTGAGGAACGAGTCCGAGGGGTAAAACTTCTCGATGATCTCAGGAATCCAGATCTCGCGGTTCAGTCCTTCAGTGAGGCATCCGGACAGGTTCAGAGGGATCAGGGACAGCCCCGTCTGTACGGCGAACATCGCCCCGTGGCTGACTTCCAAGCAGGAGGCGAAGGCTCCGCTTGTCAGGGCATTGAACAACAATGCCGTAATCAATGAAATAATAAATTTCGTTTTCATTCTCGATCGTTTGTTTTATAGGGTTTATACTTGTTTTCAGGCAGGGTATTTGCCGTATGCCTCGAAAAACTTCTGTTTGTAGAGCTCCCCGTCTTTTTTCAATTCTTTCAGGCGGTCCGCCTTGACGATTTCGGGGAAGGTCATGTCGGCGAGTTTCACGCTGCCCGTACCGCCCGGAGAAGAGGTCTGTATCTGCTTCGTCACGCTGGCACGTGGCGGGATTGCGTCAAGCTGTGCCTTGGCACGCTCAAAGTCGGAGTCGAACATACCGATCCAGGCATCCTTGCCCTTAGCGTCCAGACGACCTTCCTTGATCGCTTTGTCCACCAAGGCGACCGCGGAAGCCTTGCGCTCATCCCTTTCCTTTTTCTCGAAGGCTTGCACTTTGGAGGACAACGCCTCTTTCTCTGTTTTCAGCGTGGCGTTCTCCGCATGGAGCTCGTCACGGAGCCGGATAATTTTCCGGACTTCGTCGGCAATGGCCTGTTCGCTCGCATTGTCCGACAGTTTCAATAAACCCGTTAAAATTGTCATTTGCGTTTCATTTTTATGTGATACATGGATACCGGAAGTGGTATCGAACAGTTTGATCAATGTGCCTTTGTCGTTCAGGTCCATCCGCTTGTTTTCCTTGTCATATAAGGCCAGTGCGTTGTGATTGCTTCCTATGGTACAGATAGAGGCCTCACGCGCTTTCCATGTGACCATGGTTGGATAGGTCTGTCCGGACAACATCAACGACGGGTCATCCGAACTCTTTCCCGGCCATGCGCCTATACTGGCGGCCTTCAGGAATCCGCGCTCCACTTTGCCCATGACAGCGGCGGCCCTTTCGTCATCCTCGTCAAACACGGCATCGGCAAGGATCCGGGTTCCCTCGATACGGATGTTCTCCCATCGGCCTATCGGAAGATCCCAGTCGTCATGGTTGAGCAGCATGACCGGGTTGTTCTCGAATACGGACAGGTCGGCTCCGGATGTCAGCATGCGGAATCCTTGCGTATTGACGGTCTCATCGTGTAATATGAATGTCTTTTTCGGCATCGTTTTTTTGCTTTTTCACCCCAAAGTTGCGGGATAAAAACGAACTGAAAAAATCACATTGTAACGGTTACGTCCAATAAGAAGTTTGTTTACATCTACTTGTATCGTAGCACTTTGTGATTATTTCATCCGGAAAATCACACGTACTTTTGAGGGTGCGAATCAGCAAAATATAGATGAGTATGGGTACGGATTTAAGCATAAAGCAAAAGAAGGAATGGGCAAAGATGCTCTACCTGAAAGAACACCTGACACAGGTGGAAGTGGCCGAACGTGTCGGGGTCAGCAAACAGACGCTTTGCAAATGGGTGAAAACGGAAAAATGGGAGGAACTAAAGACTTCCGTCAGCCTGACACGCGAGGAACAGCTGGCTAACCTCTACCGGCAAGTAGCTGAAATCAACAAGGCCATCGCCAGTCGTGAGGAGGGGGAACGGTTCGCTACCTCCAAGGAGGCCGACACGATCAACAAACTGGCCGCCGCAATCGAGAAAATGGAAAAGGAGACCGGGATCGCCGACATCATCAGCGTATCCAAGGGCATCCTCGACTGGATACGCAAGACGGACACGGACAAGGCAAAGGAACTCAGCTTTTATTTTGACGCATATATAAAGGACAGGCTTAAATGAAACCACTTAAAACCATAGACAAGCAGGCACTCGAAGATTGGGACGCCTACCTGAGGTCCATCCGCAAGGATACGGCGGTCGATCTGGATATGCCCTACGAGGAAAGGCAAAAGCGGTTGACCTATCTGGAGAAACATCCGTTGCTCTGGATCAAGGAGATGTTTCCCAACTATGCCAAATATGAATTTGCCTCCTTCCATAAAAAGGCCATAAAACGGTTGATCTATAGTCCCAAGAACTGGTACGAGGTCTTGTCTTGGGCACGCGAGCTGGCCAAGAGCACGGTCGTCATGTTCGTTGTCCTCTTCCTTGTACTGACCGGGAAGAAACGGAACATCATCCTCTGTTCCAACAGCCTCGACAACGCGATCAAGCTGCTTGCCCATTACCGGGCGCAACTGGAGGCCAATCAGCGCATCCAGTTTTATTACGGGGATCAAAAAGGATTTAAATGGGCGGAAGACAACTTCATCACCAAGGGGGGAGCCTCCTTCATGGCGGTCGGTGCACGGCAAAGTCCGCGTGGAGTAAAGATCGAGGAGGTACGTCCGGACACGATCCTCGTGGATGATTACGACACCGACGAGGAGTGCCGTAATCCGGAGATCGTGAACGACAAGTGGAACTGGTTCGAACAGGCGTTGTATTTCACCCGTTCCTTCTCGGAACCCCTGCTCACGATCTTTTGTGGGAACATCATCGCCAAGGACTGCTGTGTGGCACGGGCCGGTAAGAAGGCACTCGAGCTATCCCGTCGGGAGAACCCGATCGGGAACTGGGACATCATCAACCTGCGCATGGTGGACATCAATCACCCAGATCCCAAGAACGATTTCGCCTACGGGACCTCCGTCTGGCCGGAGAAGAACGATGAGGAGACGATCGACGATGTCCTTGCACAGGTGAGTGCCGCCAGCGCGCAAAAGGAATGTTTCAACAATCCGGTGACGGAAGGCTGCTATTTCAAGGAGATCAAATGGGGACCGGTACCGCCGCTCCACAAGTTCCCGTTCCTGGTCAGCTACGGTGACCCCGCCCCGTCAAACAAGGTGTCCAACAAAAAGGGGGTAAAGAAGCTCGGCTCTTACAAGGCCAACTTCCTGATGGGCGTTCTGGACGGGAACCTGTATGTCATCACCGGCTACCTGGACCACGTGAAGAACGAGGAGTTCGTCAATTGGTATTATTATATGCGCAACTATGTAGCCGATCGGACACAGGTCTACAACTCCATCGAGAACAACAAGTTACAGGATCCCTTCTACGAGCAGGTATTTGTCCCGCTTTTCCAAAAGAAATGGGAAGAGACTGGATACATCATCCCCATATCGCCCGACCTCCGGAACAAACCGGACAAGTTCGCGCGTATCGAGGGAAACCTGGAACCCCTGAACCGGGCGGGACGCATGATCCTGAACGTCGCCGAGAAGGACAACCCCAACATGGCACGCCTAGAGGAACAGTTCCTCCTTTTTGATGACGGGCTACCGGCACCGGCCGACGGCCCCGACACGATAGAGGGAGGGTTCTTCATCTGCCAGCAAAAGGCAATGGCGGTCAAGGCGGGAAGTTGTACCGTCGGAACACGCCACAGGAACAGGAAAAGATATTAACTCCCAAAACATACATCAAATCATGGCATTTTTGACAATACAGGAATTAAACACCCATCTGCATGACGAACTGGTCGAGACCATCACGCGAGGAGACGCTACCATAGCGGAAGCCGCCATCGACGCGGCGATAGCCGAGGCGAAAGGCTACCTGACACGTTTCGACTGCACACGTATTTTCTCCGCTTCAGGAAGCAAGCGAAATCAGTTGCTATTGATCTTCGTCAAGGATATCGCCATTTGGCATCTCATCAACCTGTGCAATGCCGGGACGGAACTTCAGTTCCGGCAAGACCGCTACGAGAGGGCTATCGATTGGTTGAAGGCTGTCCAGCGGGGCGATGTCTCGCCCGACCTGCCCGATCGAGAAACAGAAGAAGAAACGGGAAGCAACACCCCGATCGGCCCTATTGCGTATGGAAGCAATCCAAAGCGGTGCCAACATTTTTAAAAGACCGTTAGAACGCTGTTTAAACGGCCGCACAATCAAACGAAAATAAAAAGACGAATCATGGCAAAGAAAAAAAACAAAGTGGCCGTAAAAGGCGCAGATTCGGTCGTGACTAGACAACGGCCGGTCTATACTGAAATATTGGTCCGCCCCATTCACCGGGGCGTGAACGACATCGGTTCCTGGCGAAGCGCCCTCCGGCTGGCGGACTTAGGGAACCGGACGAAACTGTACGACCTGTTTACCGACCTCCTGATCGACGGTTACCTGTCGGACGCCATCGACAAACGCATCGACGCGGTGACGGACGCGGATCTCGCCTTTACCATCGACGGCAAACGGATCGATGAGATGGACGCGCTCATGGACACGCCGGAGTTCGAGTCACTCTTACGTGAAATCATGCTCTCTCGTTTCTGGGGGGTGTCGCTGGTCGAATGCCTGTTTATAGACGGATTCAGTTTCAATTCCATCCCTCGTAAGCATATCCGGACGAAGACCAAGGAGGTGGCCATCCGGGAAGAGGATGAGCACGGGATACCCTATGCGGACAACGACCTGATCATCCAGTTCGGAGGAGACGATGATTTCGGTATCCTCCTGCGTGCCGCCCCCTTTGTCATCTACAAGCGGGGAGGCTTCGGCGACTGGGCGCAGTTTGTCGAGCTTTTCGGTATGCCCCAGCGTATCGGGAAATACAGCAGCATGGACGAACAGAGCCGCCGGGCGTTGATCCAGGCGTTTGAGGAGGCCGGATCGGCTCCTTACCTGGTCATCCCCAAGGAGACGGAGGCCACGCAGACGACACTCAGCGGTTCGGCAAACGGTGCCCTTTATGACGATTTCCGCAATGCTTGCAACGAGGAGATTCTGATCACCATTTTAGGGCAGACCATGACCACACAGGACGGCAGCTCGCTCGCGCAGGGACAGGTCCACATGGCCGTACAAGAAAAGAAGCACCGGGCGGACCGACGGTTTGTCGAACGAATGTTGAACAAGTATTTCGTTCCGCTCTTGGAGAAACGGGGATATCCGGTCGGAGGTGGTCGGTTCAAGTTCTTGGACAAGGCACAAGAGATTTCCGTACAGGAGACCGTCATACTCTCCGATATTCTGCCTATCCCGCAGAGTTACCTCTACGAGAAATACAACATCCCGCAACCGGAGGGCGACGAGGCCATTGCGCGGAAAGAGCAGCGTCCACAATTCGTATTGCCGCCGGAAGAGGATCCGGACATTAAGAATCAAGACCGTGCTTGGTATGCCCGCCTATGGGATTTTTTCGCAGGAGCCCCGCAAGCCGGGGCGACCAGTGGCAGATCCAACATCCGCTTGAGTGACGACACGTTGCAGACCCGGATCATTAACCGGGTGGCGGACGGACGGGGAAAGGCTTTGTTCGACTCAGAACTGTTCGGTTTCTTTTCAGAGGACTTTGTACGTGCAGTCAGCGAAGGACTTGCCAAAGTGGTAGGCCTTGCCGATTCCGCTTTCACCTACGGCACACGGGATGACGCTTTCATCACCTCCCTGGAGACAAACGTCTTCCATTTTTCCGCCGCCAAGACATTGGCGGAGCTTCAGGAGCTGAACAGCCTGTTCCGCGAAAGCGGCAGCTTCGAGGAGTTCCACAAAAAGGCCTTACAGATAACGGACGTGTTCAACAAGCGGTGGCAGCAGACCGAATACGAAACGGCCGTACTGACCGCTGAGTCGGCAAGCAACTACCAACGGCTGGTCGGGAAGACGAGGCTTTTCCCTTATTGGGAGTACAAGACGGCCGGGGACGACAAGGTGAGGGAGGAACACCGGAAACTGGACGGTCTGGTTCTTCCGGCCAACGATCCGAGGTGGGACAAGATATTCCCGCCGAACGGTTGGAAATGCCGTTGCTACGTGGTTCCCCTTATGGGACACGAGGCGGCAGGCGTGGACATGGAAGCGGAACAAGCCCGTTGCGAGGCGTTTTTTGATACCCCGGAATGGAAAAAGGCCCAAGCGCAGCATTGGGACACGAACAGGGGGAAAAGAAGCGAGGTGTTCAACAAGGACCAGATGTACATACGCAAATTTCCGGATGTGGCTGGAAAGCTGCTCGGCAACATCCCCTTGGATACATGGGGAGTGACTCCCTCGTTGAAAAAGAGGATTGGAGAGAGCACAGTTCCAATGCCTGTATATGAAGGCGATGCGTCTACATGGTGGAACCTGCATTGCCAATATATAAATGGGAAGGAGGCACTTCCCGTTACTGACCATAATGGCCGGACTTGGTTTATGGGCAAATCGGATTATGATGCGCATACATCCAACAAACGGAAGAAACGCGAGTTCAGGACAACGTTCCTCTCCTGCATCCAGGACATCATGGCCGATCCGGACGAACTTTGGTTGGGACAGGAATACAAGGACCGTGACAACAAGGAGTCGAAGCTGACCAATTATATATGGATCAAGTACTATAAGGAAAGGGCGGTCGCGTGCGTTTCCAAGGTGGAGAACAACCGTATGGTTTTCAAGTCGTGGTTCGAGGTACGCAATCCAAAGATCAGGAGCGGGTTGCTGCTTAGGAAAAAGAAGTAGGTTTCTTGCGAAAGGCCTGTGCATGCTGGTGAGCCTGATAGCTATGGTCCCTCCACCTACCTCAAAGGAATACCTCGCCTTACAGTACCTCTCGTAAGCATTGCAAACATACAAATTATTTCAATATGGATTTCAACGAGTTGGAAAATTATTTAAGCTCCCTGCCGGACAAGATACTGGACGATGCCGCCGAGATCGTGGCCGAGACCGCTACCTCTTATTATAAGGAGCGTTTCCGCAAGAAGACTTTCGACGGGAATCCGTGGGCGCCGGCAAAGGTACCGCGCCAGAACGGGTCGCTCCTGATCGACAGCGGCAACCTGCTTGGCAGTATCCGCCCGGCATACGTTGGGTGCGACAAGGTGGTCATCTCCGCTGGCAACGACAAGGTGGACTATGCCAAAGTGCACAACGAGGGGTTCACCGGCCGGGTGACGGTACCCGCCCATGTGCGCCATACCTCCAAATACGGGAATGTGGAGGTAAGGGAACACACCCGTCAGGCGAACATCCCGGCACGTCCCTTCATGGGGCAGTCGGACGAACTGGCCGAAGAGATACACAAGCGGCTGGAAGGATATATCGACACATTAAAATAACAACTTATGAACAAAGACATCTTTGTCGCACTATGCGACCTTTTGGAAAAGGAGGTTCCGTCCCTCCGTTGGATCGATGAAGACCTGGGGCAGTTGAACGTGGGCAATTCCATGCGGCCGGCGGTGGATTTCCCCTGTTGCCTGATCGACATCGAGTATTCCGGTTGCCGGGACCTGACCGACCTGTGCCAGTTGGTGGATTTAAAGATCACACTCAAATTAGCTTTCCCCTACCAGGGGGAATCATACAGCAAGGCGCCTGAAAAGATAAGGGAAAAGGCGTTGGAGCGTTATGCCGTCGTCAGCGAAGTACATGATTGCCTGCAAGGGTGGACGGCGGATGAGATGTTCTCACCGTTGAGCCGCCGGAGCGGACGGCCTTCCATAATAGCGAATGGTATCAAAGTATATACGCTCGTCTACGACACCACCTTTGAGGAATACCAATAAAAAAGCGGGGTGAGAGTGACCCCGCTTTCAGCTTTCCCAATTACGATACGGATATTCCTTTTTTAGTTCCCGTATATCTTTCTTGCCCTTGAACAAGCCGTCCAGGTAGTCACCGAAATCGAGCAGGGCGTTGCTGATCGTCCGGTCCTCTACATGAAACTCCTCCGAGAGGATGCGCATCACGTCATCAAAACGCCTCCGGCGTATTTCCGTCCAGTAGTAATAACGGGCGATCAGCTCCCGGTTACGCCTGTACACATGCTCCTGGCGGCTGGTCTTGCCGGTGGTCGTCCGCACGGACGCACGGGTACGTCTGCGCTTGAGGATCTCGCCTTTTATTTCAACATCCAAATTCAATTCGTACTGCTGCATAATCCTTTATTTTTTCGAAAGACAAAGCAAATAACCAATATGAAGCAAAATCTTTTAACTTTTTTACCTTATGTTATAATAATATCTACTCCTCATTGCAAAAATCTTCTATTTTTTTTATTTCTAACCTATCTTTGTCGGAGTTTGATTTTTGTTCTAATTCTTTTTTTATTATATCAACGGTTAATAATTGATTACACTTAATTTCTTGAAGAATCGGTTTATTACCATTTTTTCCGCTAGTAAAATCAATATATCCAGCAGATTTAGCTGCAACCAAAAATCCCCAGGCATAATAGAGACTATCATTCCATGAACCTTCTGTTATGGAGCAAAAATCACTTAAATGTAAACTCTTTCTTGATTTTTCAGTTAATGCACAACAATACAAAACTTCTAACCCCAAAAACGAAGTACTTTTTAGAAAATAATCAACATTAGGTTGACAATTCTCCATATAATGAATAGAGGTTGAATCACTTGACGGGATAAGAAACTTATCCATCTTGTTTTCTATACATTTGACTTGATCACATATATTCTTCTCCAAATTTTGGATGACTATATTTATACCATATGAACTATCTTTTAATTCTTGGTTTGTTTTGTTTAATTCCTCTATAGTATTCTTCATCTTATCCGAAGATTCGTCTACTTTTATTTTAAGAGGATTTATTGAATCTGTTAACCCTCTTATCCTTTCCATTAAATTACTAAGAGAATCATTTGATAATACAGTAACAAAGATAGCTAATACAGACAGGATTATTGATGTAAGTGTTCCTGCAAAAGAAACAATATCTACAAGATTTTGATTATCAGATAGACGACATGATGAAATTACGATAATAATTACTACCAAAATGAACGTAATATACCCAAAATGGATTTTGATAGTATTTGTTGCGAAACCTTTATTATTACACATAGTGCCATTTAATTTATAATTAACGTTTACAAAGATATTAATTATATACAATATATCTAGACAACGTTTCCTTATTTATAATAATCTGGTTCAGACAGGAAAGTTTTATTAACAAATGGGGGCAGGAAAGCCGTAAACCAGTTCGGACCAAACAAAAACCGCCTACTGGCCGGAGATCGTTCCCAAATGCCAGTAGGCGGCTTGTTTTTAACTATTCCTTGAAATTACTTGTTGAGGGGAGTTGCCAAAATGGGAAGATTTGTCTCTGTTGGAATATAAATCACCGTTTTGTCGTTCAGGCTATTTTGTTGCCTGACCCATAGGTACTGGATGTATGCCGGTGTGATACTCCCATTCTCAATTTTGATGGCTTCGGCAGCACCTTTCGCACGTTCGACCTCCGCTTGCGCATTCAGTTTTTCGGCTTCCAGGTTAGCTTTCGCCTCCTCTATTTTGATACGCCGGTTCTGCTCCGCCTTGGCAAATTCGGCTTTACCAGACATTTCTTGTTGCCAAACATTATACTTGGGACAACCATATAAACCTCCAAACATGACGATCATAATGGCCCATACAACCACTGTCCCTAAAAATGCCCCCGAAAATCTTTCATTCATGACTATCTACGGTTGACCTATACACCATAAGGTTTTAATTGTCTTACCATTTAATTTTTAAACTCAATTCCTTCAAGCTGAAACTTGTCACACAATATCCCAATACCACCAGCTGCTCCATGATCGGGGATATCAGGCCGGGATCTGATATCTCGGATTGGACATCCAGCTGGAAACGGCCTTCTTTGGCCACACGCTCGATCTGCTTGCAAATAACCGTCAACTGTTGCTGGATCTCCACCGAGTTGCCGTTCGCAATGCGACGGGCCTCTTCCGCTTTTATCATAGCCGTCCTCCCTTATCCTTTTTACACAGCGTTTCAGGCATGTATGCCAATACATACGTTGTTACCTCACATGATACGATCACACGTCCGGATCCTTTGCACTGTGGACAAGTTGCGCCCTCTTTCGTCCCTTTACCTTCGCATACCTTGCAGACCACGATATGTGGAGGTATCGTCTTTTCCCGTTTGGGTAACAATTCATCCGTCTTATTCGGTTGATCTGTTTTTCTTTTGAATTTGCTTAAAAAACTGTTCATTTGTTTCTGTTTTTATATTCGTTTATGATTTGTAATCTTCTGCCCATTCCATTTATACTTGCGATTCTATCCTTTTTCGGTATTAGATCATATCCCGGAATTCATTGTTTTAAAATTATTTCAATATCCGATAAGATACTCTCTAAACTTCCAAGTTCATCCGTGTATTTCATTCGCAAATTTTCCTGTCTTTCCGTTGCTTCTCCACTTTCATGAATGTCCTCGTATCTATCCAACTTTTGCTTAACTTTTTTATGTGCATTTTTGAAGAAAGGAAGCAATACCTTGCATTCTTCTTTTGTTATACACATAGTCGTTTCGTACGCATGGCCGGCATCTTTTCTGGTATAATCTAAATAGCTCATAACTGTCCCTCCTTCCATTTTCGTTCCTGTTCCGTGATCCAGTCGTATATCTCCGGCCAAGGGGGAAGGCCGCCCACCTGTTTGTCATCGATGTAGCAATGGGCATAGACCTTGCGTGTGTCATCGCCGTAGCGGGCGAGGTTCTGCGGCTCGTGGGCGTTGATGCGGTCAAAGGGGATGCCTTGCTCCAGAAGCCAGTTCAGGGCCTGTTCCAGGCGTTCGCCCCGGCGGCAAGTCCATAGGATGAGGTAATGACCATCGGCCTTCAACTTCTTCATGATCTCCACGGCGTAGGGCTTAGGGGTCCCGATCTCCGGATAGGTGCCCATACAGAGGGTACCGTCAAAATCAACCGCAATGATCATGATTCGCCTCCTTCCTTCTTCACGAGATTTACCCATTTACAAGGTAGCCAGATGGCTCGGATATCGTTATATAAAACGCACACCTCCTTGGAACGAAGGTTCACCGAGATCAGCTCAGATCTGACCCCGTTTATCTCGACCTCCATACCGGTCGTCCATTTTGTATTGTCAAATTCTGTTGTTGTCATATTCTATATTAAAATAAGCTTGGTTCTTTTGATTCCCTCAAATACTCCAGCAGCAGGTAGTCCAGCTGTTGCGTCTCCCAGTTGATGCCGGGGCGATTCTTGTAGAGGTTCCGGATCAACCGGCGGCATTCGTCCGGCAACAGGCCGGTGTCGAGCTTCGCCATCGTGCGGTTGATCTGTCCGAGGGTGATGGTGGAACACGACATGATCTTTGCGTCGCCTTTCCATACGCCTTTCAGGTAGATATGCTTGATCGCTCCGATGGCGTTCCGTACCGGGTGGTGGAGCCGGATCATCGTGAAGCAGGTGCAGTTCAGCTTGTTGTTGAAGTTCTCCTCAAATTCCAATCGTTCGTCCATGACTTTGTAATATTTACCGGTTTGTTGTTTGCAGTGGAAACAATAGAGGGCGTGGTGCCCGCCGCCCCTCGCGACCCGGCTCACCCGGTAACGTGCGCCGCAGGGGCAGACGTAGACCCAGCGGCCGGGGGCGAGGGGGACGGACTTGACCCTCATGCCTCCGTCATTCCTAAAGGTATCGCTATCCATGCCCCGTTATCGTTCTTGACCTCGGCCCGGATGAACTGTTTGCTGATGGCCGGCTGGTAGGCCTCCTCGATGATCTGGACGCCTTCCATGAAACGCTCCGATCCGGTCTCCTCGGCGATCTTCCGGAGCTGGACGACGCGGCTTGCCTTCAACGTGCCTTTAGCGTCACGGGCCAAGAGGCGGAGCACCATTTTTACAAGGGCTTTCGTCTTCTCGTCGCTGGCCAACCCCTCGATGTACTCCTTCACGATGGCGATGCCGTCCTCCACCGTGTCGCGGTAGCCGTCGGTGGTGTAAACGCCGATGGTGATACGCTTGTCGCCCGCCGAGTTGGTGAAGGTGTCGGAGCGTTGGCCGTCCTTTTTCAACTTCAATACTTCCGACTTCATTTCAATTACGCGACGAAAGTCGTTCAGTACGCCATTTTTCACGGTCTTGATGCAGTCACTGACCGCTTGCAGATTCGGTATCGCATCTTCGATGGTTTCGTCCACCAGCTCCTTGTAGGCCTCACGGTCACGTTTGGCCTGTTCCTTGGCCCGCTTGGCGGCCTGTTCTTCCTTGAACGCTTCGAATTCGATCTGTTCCTCAAGTGTCATTTCGACGGTTTGTTTTACTGCTTCCATGTTTTCTTTGTTTTTGAATGGTTACACATCTGTTTGTTTTGTATCTCTTTATATCTCTTATACTCATTCCTGAGGTAAACGATGGACCGCTCCAGTTTATCGATTTCCTCGTCCCACTCCCGGAGCAGCCGGCGTTGCGCCTCCATGTCCTTCACGGGGCGGGCGAGCAGCATATCGACCAGGAAATCCCGTTCGCCTTTCAGGTAGTCCAGACGGCGGCGCAGGCGTCCGCCCTGTTCCTCGATCTCATCAAGTTTGTCTTGTAGGAGTATATAGCGTGCCATTGTCAATCCCCCTCCTTTTGTTTCCGGCGGATAGCGCGAATCTTCTTTAATAATGCCTCCAGTTCCTCGTAATCGAACCGGTTAAACCGTTTGCCGGCGATCCGTTTGTCGAGGCAGAAGGCATCGACCCTCTTCCAGTCGGCGGTATTGACACCTGACAGTTGCATCTGGTGGAGCACGGCCGACCGCTTGCTTTTCAGGATACGCATGGCCTCGGTCTCTTCGGCGCGTGTCAGCTTCTCCATCGCACGGATGGCTTCGTTGTATTCATGGAGCGACATTTCGCGCAGGCTGTCGGTACGCCCGTTCGTGAACTGAAGCACGATCTCTTCCTTGCTTGCTCCCGGCATCTGTTTCAGCAAGCCGTAGAAAGCGGCGTAATTGTCGGGTTTTGCATAGCCCTGTTTGGGCCTCATTTGTATTACTTTCATAGATTTATATTTGTGATTAGATCATTCCGGCTTCACGCGCCCCTTCTTCCCAAATGATATACCGTCCGGTATTTCCGATATAGCGTCCTTTGCTGTATGCCACATAGCCCTGGACCCAAATTTTCAGATCCGCATCGAACATTACATCATTGGCGGTTTTACCCTTGGGGTTCTTACCGACCGCGTGGCTGATAAAGATGATCAATTTGTTAGGAAACGATTCTTTGAGCCGGATATATTCTTTGTAGTTTATCTGTGCGTATTGGATGCTGTCAACCACCACGATGTTAAAGCTTTTGTGTTGCCTGAGACGGGCTGACAATTCCTGGATGCTTTCCTTTACGAATCCCATCTTCCCATTCGCGGACATCATACCAAACCGTAACAGCGAGTTTTTCACCGTCAAGCTGGTTCCCTCTTCCAGTGAGACGAACAATACCCGGTCGTATTTGCATAGCTCTTTACAGAGTTGCATTACAAAGGAGGTCTTCCCATTACCTGAATTGCCCCAAATGAACCAAACACCATAGCGTTCGGGGACGCTGAACGCCTCATTCCATTTTCCTTCAAAAGGGAAGGTATCATACTTCTTTGTGACGATGTCCCTTATACTCTTTACTCGTTTCATACCATTTTTGAAAAGTGTTCAAATATCATTCGAACGGTTGTTTACTCGCCCATCCGTTTGACCCGGTGGATCGCCTTTTTCACGCGGCGGAGGTCGAAGTCGCACGGTTCGGCGTCTCGGATCACCTCGTCGATCTTTTTCCGGTCGCTCAGCCCGTTGGCAACACAGATGGAATAGACATCGTTCGGCGTGGTGGCCTCCAGCTCGAAGAACTTGCGTCCCATGCGGCTGTAGAACTCCTTGTAGCCGGGCTTACGGTAGCGCAGGCCGTTCTGGATACGCTTCACGATGTAGTCGGTCGAGAGGAAGATGATGCCGCATTTCTCCTCCAGCTTGTTGTACATGCTGATGAAGTAGTGGAACACCGGTTCGGTCAGTTTATCGGCTTCGTCGAAGACCAGGAGCGGAGCTTCCATCTGGATCACGTCGTCTAGGATCAGGCTCCACACCTCGCGGATGTTGTGCCCGTCGGTTTTGATACCCACCTTCCGGGCAATCTCACGCACGAAGTCTCCTTTCTTCATATCTTCGGAACAAAGGATATAGAACACCTCTTTGTGTTCTTCGGTATAGAGGCGGGCCGTCGTTGTCTTGCCGCACCCGGCTTCGCCCACCACCCAAGTGACGTTGCGCCAGCGCTGGGCATCGTCGAGCGCGAAGCTGATCTCTTGGTAGGCGGAGGTCTCGACGATCTGCCAGCCGGTTTCGTTCTTTCCGCCACCGATCTGTGCGGCGATGTCGCGGAACATCTTATCCGAAATGTTTTCATACTTGCCGTTCACGATACAACTGATCGTGCCGACCGATGTGTTCTTCAAACTCCCGGCCGCCTTGTTTTGGCTGGGATACTTGGCGACGTAGGCGCGAAGAGCCTCGCGGATGGCGTCTTTCTGTTTGTTGCTTAATGCTTCCATTGTATGATTTTCGATTTATGATTCCTAATTTATAGTTTGCCTGCCACGTTACTCAAGCTTACCTCGTTGTTGCCGCCGAGCTGGTCCCAGGTGACGTTACTCAATTCCTTGGTGTCGCGACCCAATGATACCCGAAGCGTCCGTCTCTTCGGTTGGCTGTACTGGCGTGTACGGCGGTCGAGCTGTTCCTTGGCCTCTTTGGAGAGCCCTTTCAGGTCGGGGCTGACCAGACCGTGCTGTTCCGGAGCGACACCGTGTTCGTATTCGATCTCCTTGGCGATAATCTGGCGTTCGACACGCTCGCCGGCTATGGCCTCCTGCTGCCGGCGGATAAAGGCCTTTTCCTCTTCCGTCTGTTCCTGCTGGGCGCGGTGGATATAGATCGGCGGCAACCCTACGCGCTCGAAGCGCAACGCTCCGCCTTTGTCCATCCAGAGCAACCGGACGCTGCGCATGTCGGTCGGATCGTATTGCACATAGAACTGCTTGAATGTGTTCCGGCGACGCCATTCCAGATCCGGATTGCCCTGGTCGTCATACACCTCGTAGGTATAGTCCTTTTTCTGCACGGTGATCTTGATGCCGCTGGAGGTGAAGGTCGAGGGCTTCTCGGTCGTGTACCAGAACATGTCGACCATGTCGCGCACGCTGACGGCATCGGTCTCCTCGTTCACGCTGTTTTCGTACATCTCGATCCGGGAGATACCGGTGGCCGGGTGTTTCATCTCGTTCCACTCTTCTCGGGCTGCCTCGTAGATCTCGTGCAGTTCGTCCAGCGTGGGGAGCGCGTCGATATTGGCGTTGATGATCTCCAGGTTCGGGCGGCTGGTGGCCTTTACGGCGGTCACGTTCTGCCCCGTGTAGCCGAAGCGCGTCCAGAGCACCTGTTGCTGGAAACGGCCGAAGATGTTCTCGATCGTTTTCGACTCGCCATTGTAGGGGGCGGTCGGCCGGTGGATCCGGCTGATCTTCGAGAAGAACCCCTTGGCCGTGTTCTTCTTGTGGCCTCCCTGATTGTCGCACACCAGCTCGTAAGGCTTGTGCCCGCTGCGCTGTATCGCCATGCGGAAGGCGTGGTATTGGGCGATGTAGTCCTCCCGCTCGCTGATATGGTAGCCCAGCAACACCTCGCTGTAGGCGTCCACCACCTCGTAGACGTTGATCGTGCGTTTGTTTCCGCTTTCGTCCCGGTAATAGAGGTTCAGTTTCGTGCCGTCGCCATACCAGAGGGAATCCCGGCTGGCGGGGAGCAACGTGTGGTGCTTGCGGTCGTAGAGCTGGTGTGTCCGCATTTCGCCGAACACGGCATCGTGCCACAGGGGTTTGATACGGGGGCTGTTCAACCAGCCCTTCATGCCCCGTTCGCTCTTGAGCGGTTTCCAGCCCCTTTCCGGGGCCGTGCGGTTGTAGGTCTCGAAGATCTGGTGGTCGGTATATTTGGGCATCTGGCTCCGCTTCAGCGCGATGATGTACCGTCCTTCCTCCTCGCCAATCTTCAGCGTGTTCCTGTTGCCATACTTCCCGCTGATCAGCGCCTCGTAATGGTCGGGGCTGTACCGCTTGATCAGTTCCTTCAACCGTCCGACACAGCCGGGCAGCGTATGGCCGAACTCCGAGCGCAGCTCTTCGCTCCGCCTCATTATCTCCTCCCAGTAGTCGCCTGATACGCCCAGTTTGTTACGGTTGGGACGGATGCGGGCGATATCGCCGATCAGCGTATTCAGCACCGAGGCGTTCAGCGTATAGGCCGTGATCGTCGGCTCCGGAAGCGGTACCAGCTCGCCGTTCTTGTCGTAGCGGTGCTTCTCGAAGAAGTCCTCCGCCTTCTCATCTTTGCGGACACGTCCGCGCAGTATCTCTCTTCTCATGATCTCTTCGGGTTCGCCATACTTGGCGACAAAACGTTGTTGGTATTTGTCGCGAATGGAGGAATAGACGTACAGGGCGCGATTCCCCTCGCCGCCGCCACGGTTGACGCATTGGATGTTTCCCCGGTGGACATTGCTGTAAAGCGTGTTGGGCTTGATCACCGGATCATCCCCGGATGTCAGTTCTTCGTATGTCACGCACAATATTTTATTGTAATATTCCATTCCCGATTGTTTTACCGGTTAATAATCTTCCAGTTTATCGATCGGCACTCTTTTTACCAGCCGTGCAGAGTTGCCGAAATTCAACACGGCCAAAAACATCACCCATACCGGATTACAATCCGCCATTCCAACCAACAAGGTAAAACTCAGCAGAAAGTAAACGGTATATAACTTCTCTTTCCCGGTAAGGCTGCGCCACCAGGCGATCTCACCGCTAAACGGTTTTAACCAGTCCGCTTTCATGATTTCCATTGTTTACAGGTTCGTCACCCACTTCGGAACCTCCGCGCAGCAAAGCCATTTTCCGGATCGCTTTGGCCAACCTGGTATCTTTCTTGTATGCTAGCGCACGCGATACAGTTTCGGAAGTGCAATTCATGAGCAAGGCAATCCGTTTTACTTCTCCATGTTCTACTACGATTCGTCTCTTCATCGTCATATTATCTGAGTTCTACAATAAGGATTTCTTCATCAAACGCTTTGGCCAATTCAGCCTTGAAGTAAGACATCGCGCACTCACCGCCAAACACGGCAATAAACGTCACGTTTTCCACTTGGTAGATGAAAGTGTCTTCTTCTCCCTTGAACCGGCCTAAAAAGCCATCCACTTTCGACCATTCGCGAAAATTCACTGAAACTCTAATCGCTTTCATATCATTTATTGTTTAATGTTATCACCGTGGGCGATCCCGGATTCGAACCGGGGACAATGGCCTTTATGGTTAAGTTTCGCCTGTTCTACCTGACTGAACTAATCGCCCGCCCGTCTTTCCGGGCTGTCAGTTATCCGGAAACCTATTTGCTTTGTTCGTTAATCATTGAAAGAATACACTTCCTGTCTTCGTCCCAAAGTGGAAGCCCTAATTCAATCGTTCGCTTGACCACTTCCACCTCACCAACCAGTTTCATCGCCTGGTTGCGGAAGTCAGTGTCTTCATACGCATGAGCTTTACCAATCAGGAAGTCGGCAAGATCATTTGTAACTTCCTTTTGTCGATTCAATTTCACATTACAGTTCACTACCCGTATATAGATATCTCGGATAATTTGGCTTTCTCCATGCTTCTTGAACTCTTTGCAAAATGCGTCTTTATCCATTGAGGTATTCATATACACTTCATGGATGTATTCAAAATCTTCCAGTGTCGACACGATGCCTGTTCTCTCTTCAAATTCTTTTTGTGTCATAATTTCATATTTATTGTTATTATTCAGCATTTTCCACCTTAAAAGAAAAGTTCCTATCTGCCAATACCTGCTTTACAAAAGACAGATCGTGTTTATCTACTGGGAAAAACACGGCTTGATAGTCCACACTCGGATAAGCCTTGATAGCCGTTTTCTCGGCCATTCCCTTAACCAGTTCGTGAAGAAATCCTACTGTTTCTGCCGTCGCCTGCGCAATAATCACTTTTGCCTTCATCGTTTCTTATTTATATTCGTTTATAATCGGTTTCGTGCCACATCCGTAGCAGTTCCTCAGGGTATGAATCATTTTCTTGACGTAAGAATCTGGAGCGGAAAACACAATGCCATTCTCTTTGTTATAGCTAAAACTCACACCGTCCAACATCAGCAGGTTCGCAACCTTTAACCTGTTGCTCTGTACTTGCCATTCCTTAATCTCGTCCTTCATATCCTTTGTCATTTTTAAGTTTTACTTCTAAAATTCGTCTATATGACCGCCTTTGCTTATCTTTGAGGCGTGGTCATATTTTGATCACGCTGCAAATATACAAACATGTTTTCAGTTATGGGCAATAAAGGAGAAGAAAAAGAAAACATTTTTTCAAGCAAGCCTTTGCCGGCAATAAATGAAAGAGTGAAAATCTTAGTAGAGCATTACGCAAAAGGTAGTGTAAAACGCTTTAGTGAAATAATAAATCTATCAAGTTCTCAAAAGCTTAATCGGGTATTCAATTTGGATAAACGAAATAATGAATATCCAGAAGTAAGTAGTGATATTTTACTGTCAATTGCAAACATGCTTTCAGATATTAATACGGAATGGCTATTAACAGGAAACGGAACAATGTCAAAAACAAGCCGTTCGGTAGAGCCAACACATACGCACATCACTCATTCATCCAATAATAAAGATAATGAAGCTGAAGAATATAAGCAACAGGTTCATCCAGAAATAGTAGATAAACTTCTTGCTACAATACAAGAGCAGGCGAAAGAAATAGGAAAGTTAGAACAAACGATTACACAACTCAGAAGGGAATTGGGGGATGCTGTATCGGCTGCGAATGGTTCCACCATTGCCAGTGTAGGTTAAAACGCATTCGGCGGACTATTTGCCCTAAAAATGGTAAATAGCTAACAGACAAAAAAGTAACTTAAAATATAGGGGAGTGAATAAATATTTGAAAAATACAACTTCCCCCAACTAATAATATCAAAAACGACAAAAACAACCGTCTGAAAAGCGTCTTATATACATCAATCGCATAAAAAAATGTGGGATAATGCACAGCCAAATGCACAGCCAAACGGCACGTTTCGTTTTTGCACTGCTTAAAATGCACAGGCAAACGCACAGCCAAGTGCACAGCCAATATGAAAAAAGCGGCATTTCCAGCCGTTCAAGACGACAGGAAACCCGCTATTCGACCTAAAAACCGTTCAAACAGGTATTAAAAGCTGATAAAACAACTACTTAGCAGCCCTTATCAGGTGCGATTGAATGATCATAGCCCGTTTGGTGATCTTACAACTCCCGTCAGTCATACCAGCGTGCAGAAGGCTGTTTTTGGTAATGCCTATCTCTTTCTCCGTTAGCACATCAAAGATGGCCGAAATCGATCCGAAATAGTAGTTCTTCTTCTCGTAGATCAAATGTACATGGATAACCTTTATCATAACGCATTTAGTATTTACTTTGTCGCAAATATACCAAATAGCACTTATATAGAATAATCTATCAACAGATTTAACAAATCGAATCCACAACAAAGCAAAAGAAAAGAGGCTCTTTTTAAGCCTCTTCATTCTTTCAGCGGACAAACAATCAACCGAGCCAACAAAACGCCCCAGTGCGCTTCATTTGCGCCCATGTAGACCCCATATTAAACCAAATCTGCCGTCCAATTAAACTTATGTTCAAGAAATCCGTTCAAACCCCATTCAAAATTAAAATGCAGTTCAATTCAATTAAACCGTTTGCGCGTTTCGTTTTTCTTGGTCAGTTCTTTAACTATATTGTTAACCTGTTGTTTTTCAGTTAAAACAAGCCTGTTTTACTCTATACTGTTTTTACGCATTTCGTTTTACCCCCCTTATATCAAGGAGAAAAAACATATCGGTTATCTATCCATTCTATTGAAATACCAATTGGTAGACCGCCTTTGTTTCGTCGATTACGATGAAATGGGCGTTCCCGTAACTACTTGCGAAAATCGAGAGAATAAGCAAGAACCAGTACTCAAGATGGTCATGTATGAGGAAGAATGCGAGGTATCCTTACTAGATAATCTTTTCAACTCTTTATTCTATTTGCTAAATCCTTTTCCGCAAGGCGAGCAACTCACCAGTTGCTCCGATGATCTGGCGCAACTGGCAAATACGGAATTCTCCAACCCGATGCTTATTTATTTCGTATTGGGTGATATATTCCTATTTCTCATACTATTAATCCTAATCACCCTGTATATGACATCCAGTAAGTTCTACATGTTGGCACAACATTATAAGCGATATGTCTTGCCTCTATTACTGGTATTCATATCCGAGATCGTATTGGTATTATACCTAATCACCAATATCGTATCCTCACGGGAAACTTTCGACATATGGACTCAAATGATACTGTTGGCGCTCCCACTCTTCTTTTTTCTCTTAATCATCGTACCGATCGGGCACCGGGAAAGAGAGCCGTTGCCTTAA